TGACGAAGCCACCCCTTTCTTTCATTTAGAATTATTCTAAATAGTTAGATTAATTACCAAAAAATTCTTTTCTTCTTCTATTTACTTCTTGATCAAAAGCTTCTTCTCCTTTTGCTTTCCAACTTAAATAATCTTTATATTGTGCAGGAAAATTAGCTACCCATTTATTAACAGCATCATAAGCTCGTTTAACTGTGGAAGTTGATGGGTTTCGTCTAGCAATAGGAACATCAAATTGACCATCCCACCATCCCATCATGTCTCCATCAACATGAAATCTGAATTGGTTTGGGAATGATATGGTGTAAATTTTTGCTCCTGTTTTGGCTTCTAAATCTTTGGCCATTTTTTCAAAATCATTAAACATTTCTTCTCTTGTAGGAAGATTTTCATCTTCGTTTAAACTTTCATTTTTCTTTAAGAAAGCAGCTACTTCAGCTGGATTAGTTGATTCAAATTCGGGTTCATCATCATATGAACCAATTTCGTCTTGATTAACAGTATTGTCCCACACTACGTACATATTTTCACCTCCTTCATCACTTTCATCATAGTGAACAACAGCATATTTACCAACTACTAATGTAGCTTCTTCTGTGTCTGGGGATGTTTCGAAATCAGGTAATGCTGCTATTTGTGATGTTAAATCTTCATTTAAACGAGATTGAAAAGTAATTTTATTTTCAACCAACCATTGTTTTGCGTTAAAATTATCTGCTTTTTTCATTTTGTTTTATTTAAAAGAGTTTGGTGTTAATTTGTCTTTAATATTTTCAAAAGATGCATTTAAATCATCTTTCCATTCAGACTGTCCTAATAAGTAATTTATAAACTTAGTAGCTTCACCACTGTCAGGAATACTACCTATTACATCATTAGATGTAGAGGAATTATTTAATACAAAATTATCACCTTTAAGTTTTATTTGCATTGTTGCTTCTTTACCATCAGCAACTTTAGTGAAAACAAATTTAATAGTAGGATTACTACTAAACATGTTAGAGAAAAATCCTTCTTTAACTTTTGGTTTTTCAAATATTACATCTTTAAGTTTGTAATTGTAATTAGCATACCTTTTATATAAAGGATTTACTAATACAGATAAACTAAATTCATCTGGTTGAGATGAGGCTTCTTCTCCTGATGGGTTTTTAATGTTTTTAGTAGCAGCAGCAACAGCCCCCATTTGCCCTGCTAAGGCCTCATTTAGGCGAGATTGGATAGTGATTTTATTTTCAACTAACCATTTACCCGGATTAAAGTTGTCTGCTTTTTTCATTATTTTACAATACCTGCTCTGTATTTCATTTTATGGATAAAGTTTTCATCTATTTCTTCTTCATTATTATCCATCATCCCTTGTCTCATAAGCTTTTTTCTAAAGTCAGGAACACTTTCAATCCAACTAATTAAAGCTGTTTCACCACCTGGATTGTCATTAAAGAAATCTTCAAATGATTCATATCCTATAGTTTGGATATAGTTCTCTACATTAGTAGTACCATAGTAACCTTCTTTTACTTCTTTTTTGGCTTCCATAGTTTGATCAGGACGTTCAGGCATCATAGCGAATTTACCTTTTAAATGAGCTAAAGCCATTTCTAAATCTGTAGTCATTGATCTAATACCTTCGTTTTTAACGGTAGTCCACTCTTCATTTTCATTATCCCAAATGTAACCATAATCAGCACCAACAGAATCAATTTCAGAAGCTATAGTCATCATAGCTTCATTAAAATCATCAGGTAATTGAGTTACATCAGGCATTGATTTATTTGCAGCTTCCCATTCACCTGTTTCAGGATTTAAATATGAAATATATCCTACATTAGCAATTTCTTCTGCTTTAGCATCACTATTATAGAATATTTCTAAACCTTTACCTAAATTTGAAGGATAACCATCGTAGTGGTTGTATGTTGAAGTTAATCTTAGATCACCGTCTGTATCTAAATAACCAATAAGAGCTCTAGTTCCCATAGTTTAATATATGTTATAAATATTACAAAGAGTATTTTAATTTAAAAGAATCAATATAACTTTCACCTACAGCTACATCTAAAATAATAGCATTATCAGGAACACCTGGTAGTGTAGGAGCTGAAATAATGTAATCAATATTTTCATTATTCCAAACTTTCATTTTAGTTTTAGCATTTGAACGTTCTGATGTTTTGAATACCATTACAACAGGTTGACCATTATATGCTTTACCTTTTTCTGCTTTAAATTTTTCATGTTTATAGCCTTTAGGATAAGTAACTTCTACTTTATAAGGACCATTAGCATTTTTACTTTTATCATAGTACCAAGTTGATTTAGTTCCTTCATTTTGATACTTTTCATTAGCAAACTCATAATAAGTTCTTTCGAATTTGTCTAATACTACAGCAGGTACCTCAGCAGGTCTACCTCTACGTTCTGTTTTTTCCATAACCTTTATTTCCATGTCGTTAATATACGAATTCTATTTTAAAAAGCCAAATTACCTGTACATGACTATTATATCACCAAAATGTTTATCTAAAACATTAATTAGATTTTCATAGTTACCACTTGTCATTTCATTTTTAACTGGTTCCCATTCAATACCTGTTTTGTGACATAAATCTTTAGCAAGACCTAATAAAGCAAAAGCATTACCTTCAGGACCCATTAAATCGATTTCGATTTTAGTTTTTTTAGGACGTTTATTTGTTATCATTAGTTTAATTGTTTACGAACTTCTTGAACATGTTTACAGCCTTTGTTTCTATCTTTAGCTCTGTAGAAACCACTACAATTACAAGTTAATTTTAAACCTGATTTTTTAACTGTATAAAAATGACCTGGATCACTTGATGATTCAAATTTCCAAACATCTTTTTCAACAGGTACTTCTATTTTTTCAGGTTTAATCCATTCAATATCATTCAATGTTGTTTCAGGATGAACTTCCTGCCAAGTAGGAACAATATATTTTTTACCTGATGTAGATGAAATAAACAATGTTGGTGGTAACATAGCATGAATATATTCATACTTAAATAAATGACTACTACCACTTACTAAATGAGGAGCTGGTTTGAAACCATAAGATGTTCCTTTAGTATGTTTAATAAATCTGTTAGTGTAGGTAATTTCTTGACCTAAGATATTTACTTTGTACGTTTCTGTTACTTTATGTAATGCCATAACCTTTATTTCTATGACATGAATATACGAAAGGGATTTTAAGAAGCCAAACCTTTTTTTTCTTCTTGCATCTCTTCTTTAAGTAACTGAACATCTAATGTAAGAGCAACACATAAACGTTCTAAAGCATCCCAATCATATTGTGCTATTTTAGCTAAAATATCATCAGGGATGCTTTGAAAAAACTCTATTGCGCTTCCATCAATCTTCATGTAAAATATCCTTTAACCAATCAGGATTTTTCTTTTTAATTTTACCTTTAGTTTTTTGTTCTTCTAACCAAATTCTTAGAACTGCCAATTTTTGATTGTTGCTTGTTTTACTCATAAATGTTTTTAACCTTGTCCTACTGAAACTTTAATATAATTTTTTGAATTTTTATTTTTACTCATTTTTGTTTTTGCGTGAACACCTTTTCTTGATTTTTTAGGTTTTTTTCTGTAGAGTGAAGATGCACTACTTAATGTTGATTTTTTCTTTGTTGCTGCCATGCTGATACATACATGGCTTTATAATTAAAGTCTTTCCCATTTACTTTTGTAATCTTTGTTAGTAGTAGCATAAATAGCATACTCATTTCTAATTGGTTGACCTGAATTATAAGCACCACAAGCCAAAGTCCAATCATGGTGAATTGAATACCATTTACGAAGCATCTGCATACTAATTTTAACATTTAAGTCAATATTATTACGTAATTCTTTTTCAGTAACGCGTTTTTTAGCGTATGGTTGCGCCCATCTTGTAATAATTTGCATAGGCCCTACAGCACCAGCAGATGACGTTCTACGATGTTCATAATCAAAATCAAATGGGCCTCTATAACGTGTTTCTAGATAAGCAACATTGTAAGCAATGTGTTTTGGGATACCGAAACTATCACTCCAATGTTCAATTGATTCGTACATTTGGAGTGAAGTAGTTCCAGCAGCTAAATCTAGTCTGTCTTCAAATTCATCCATTCTTCTAGTAATGTTAAGATACATTAAGCATATAACACCCAGAACAATAATTAAATACCAACTTTTTAATTTAGCAAAAATTCCCATAGTTTTATTTTGTCAAAGGGTTAGCAATTTTAGCAGCATACATTCTGAAAATAGCACTACCTACTGAGTCGCTATAGATAATATACTGACCTGTTTTACGGTCCATAATTATCAATTTGTCTTCAGAATCGATAGCAATTCTAACTTCTTTATTCAAGATAGTTTCATTTACTGCTTGTGGTTTCATTTTCAATTCTTGAAAATAATAACCTAATCCAAAACCAGCAATCAAAGTTGATGCTACAATAGTGACGTTCATAAAACGAGCGAATGCTGTTTTAAACTTTTCTTTGAACTCTTCTGTGATTAAATTTTTCATAACTATTTTTGTTGTAAATATAATGATAGGATTTTAAATCCCCACGTTAAATTAAGATTTTTTTGGTCTTCCTCTTTGTTTAACAACAGGGTTCTTAAGTTCATTAATAGTACTTACTATTCTAGAACAATCTTCATACATTTCTTCTCTGATATAGTAAGGTAAATTTTCTTCTAATGTTGAAGCAAAATGTTGTCTTTCAACAGTAATGTCATATATTTCACCTTCTTCTAAACAAGTAATAGATAAAACATGTACGTGTTTTTTCTTTGTATGTATATTTTCTAAAATACCACTTACAATAGCTTTTGCTATTCTAATATCTTTATTGTCTACTAATTCCTGAAATTCTTCAGTGTTATTGACTGTGATTTCTGCTACCATAATTAAAATAATTTAAAAAAGTCTGTGTTAATATTCTTTTCCTTTAATTTACTAAATTTTTCTTGCTCTTCCAAGGTTTTGGTGGCAAGTTTTTCAAGATGTTTTTGCTTTTGGGAGTCAAAATCATTCACAATAGCATCGTGTTTTTTGTTTTTACCCTTTTTTAATAATGGTACTCTTTTTTTCATAGGCGAGAAATATATTCACTACCATCATCTACAGGTTTCGGGTCATATAGTCCTAATTCTCTAAGTCGTTGTTGAGTATAATCATCTACTTCCCAATCAACTTTTGATTCATTTTTAACTAAATGATCTTCAAGCCCCTCTAGCTGTTTGTCGCTAAATATGTCTCCGATTTGGAGGAAATAACAATTGTAACAAAGCATTTCTAAATTCTCTAGTCTATAATGTTGTTTGTTACCATCCTTAAAATTCATTATAAGCGGCATTTTATAGTCTAGTACGCGATGCTCATGAAAACCACACGAATAGCATTCCTCTTTCATATAACCCTCTTGTAACAACCTATATTTAATTTTATTTGGGTTGAATGAAGAGGGGTCAATTCTACCTTCTATTAAATCTAATAAAGCAAAATCCTTTCTTGGGTTACCATTACTTAAAAATTTAGGAATACCTTTACCTGATTGGTTTTTATGTTGTTCAAATAAATTTGGGTAACCAGGTTCAGTAGCATCGTAACGTTTTGCCCACATCTTATAATGAATATAAGAACAATTCAAATAACGTGCTGCTGCTTTATTTGATTTGGTTTTAGCCATAGCAGCTAAAATCATTTCCTTACCAAGTGGTCTTGCTTTAGGCATTATTCTTCCTCGTTTGATTTTACCTCTCTAAATCCATAAGGAATTTCTTGTTGAGGTTCATCCGTTGGTTCAAGTAATTTATTTCCTGCTTTACGTAGTTTATTTTCTGCTTCAATATATGCTTTATATTCATCGTGTTCTAGATGAATAGTTTCAATCCAAGTATGGTCACCTTCACCTTTCATTACAGTGATTGTACCTTTTTTCTGTACACCTGAGCAATTAACACATGTTTTAGCTGTTGGGAGTGCTTTAATTCTACCTTCAGGTATTACATCTCCACATTTTACACAATTTTTCATAACTTATTTGTTTTTTTCTATATTATCTATTCTTTTTAAAAATTCCCAAAGTTGTTCTGCTGTTTCTACCAGTACATCTTCTTCTTTACCATCAATATGATCATTAAATTTAATAGGCATTATTTCTCCTTCTTTATTATATCGATCATATACCCACCATAAAATGATATCTGTTTTCCATTCACCATATTTTAGGTGTAATAGATTTTCAATCATTATATAAAAAGGTTCTTCATAGGAAGTAATATTTAAATTATGTTGTTCTAATGAAGCTGTTCGTTCAAAACAATCATTAAGTAAATTAATTATATCTACTAAAATCTCCTTTTCACTTAAATCCTTTTTCTTTTTAGATTTAATATTTACATTTTTACCAAAATTTTTCATAGGATAGTTGTTACGCCAAATATTTTTAAAAACTCTTTTAATGGTAATTGTTTACGTTCAGCAAATATTTTAGCTGCTTGTAATCTGGAAGTTGTAATTACCCGACCAATTGTTTCTTGATCTTTATCTCTTTTGCTATAGAATTTAAATATCATATTCTAATGTATTTATTTTGTTGTTCTTCTAAGGAATTAATAGTAACTTTTAAATTTCCTATTTCAAATACTCCTAAATCATTTGTTTCTTTTACAATATCATTTAGTTGTTGAATATAACTATAATCCTCTTGAGTAAATTTACTACCTTCTAATTCAACAACTATATCTTCACCACCGTTGAACCAATACTCTATACTTTCTTTATCACCAGAATTAATTTGACCGTTGATTATAACTTTTTTATTATACACTACATTATGTTCTGATTTTCTGAATCCCCATTTTTTAACAAACTTTTTATTTGATTCTATTTCAATAGGTAAATAATCACCAACACGAGATGTTTTACTAACAAAGTGATAAACATGAGCTGAACTTACTTTTTGTTCATATCCTGCTAATTTATGTCGTAGATGTAAGTCATCATCCTCACAAAATAATTTAAAAGTATATCCATCTATACCTAAATAATCTTCTTTCATACAACCAAAAAACATTTGAGCACCACCAAATGGGCCAACTGGTTCTAATAGATCATGTTCAATTTTAATATCTAAAAACTTTTGATAATTAAAAGAAATTAAATCTGTTCCACAGTCAACAACTTTTTTACCTGGGAATTCATTAGGGAATGTAGGTGGTTCTACTCTAGTATAAGCAGTGATTCTGCCTTTAACAATGTCTTTATCCATTTGTTCTACAAATCCAGGTTTAATAACCATATCATTATGTAATAAGATTATTTTTTCACCTTTTGCTTTAGCAACAGCATTATTATAATTAACACCCATAGTTACAGTATTATCTTCTGATACTATAATTTCTACTTGTGTTTCGTCAGGATAAATTTCTCGAATATTTTTTACTAAGTTATTCGTATACTCGGAATTTGTTTTGTTTGTTGGAATAATTAATGATATCATTGTACAAGTTCTCCGTTAATATTGTTTGGTAATATATTTTTTTCTTTTAGTTGACTAATACCTTTTTTAATATATTCAGGTAATTTAGCTTCAAATTCTTTTCTTTGATTTGGAACATCATTTATTTTTAATCTATCTCTATAATATTTAGTAAAACCATCAGCTCCATCTTTTAATAATGGGCCTGATGGATACATCCATATTGTTTCTCCTTGTAAAAGATATTGTTGAAAATCTATTTTATTAAGTTTACAAAAATTAGAAAGCATCATAGAATAATGATCCCAAGGACCATATCCCTCCCAATCATCTTGTACAGGACATAAATCTTCATAAAATGCTTTATTATATAAATCCATCCACCCAGCAAATTTACTATTAGACAAAGGTAATAATCCTATTTCTTCATTTGAATTTTTATTATCATATCTAATATCAAAAATATCTACAGTTAAATAATCACTATAAGGAATATTCATATATTTAGGATTTGTTATTCTATCCCAATCACTATCTCCTACTTTTGAAATTTGGGGGGTAATTACAAAATATTTACTTGTAACTAATTTAGCTGATTCTATTAGATATGTTAAAACATATTCACTAAAATAAGTATCGGGGCAAATTGTTATATAATAATCTATATCTTTATCTATGGCTTCTCTTTGTTGGTTTAAATGACCATATAATTTATCCCCTTCATATATTTTACTATTTACTTTGTAATCACTTAATAATAAAAGTAAAGTATTAAATTTATCAATAAAATAATCTTTAGGTAATTTACTTTCTTCCCAATTATATAAATAACTTGTAAGATTTAATTCAATATCTAAAGTTATATTTACGTCCGCTGGTAAGTGATATTTGGATTTTTTTAATTGAGTGAACATTAATAAAGTATAATCAATGTCCCAGGGCATTATATGACTTATTATTTTAATATTCATTTTTCAATTCATTATAAACATTTTTTATACCTTGTTCTAAACCAATAAAATTCAATCCTAAATTTATAAATTCTCCATTAAAAGGTGGAGCCATATTCCATTCTTTTATATTAATATTTACTTTATGGTCATCTAAATTATTAATAATTTTAGCAACATCATACAAAGTAGTAGAATAATTATAACTACAATTTATTTCTTTAGGTAAATTATTTGTTTTTATACAATAATCCATTAATGTAATTAAATCTTCCATATAGAAAAAATCCATATATTTATTTTGAAAAATTTCTATATCTTTTTTAGTAATATAATTACGAATATTAGTTTTAACAAACTTAGATTCTAATTCATTTTCATTAAATACGGCAAATATTCTTATATTATAAAAATTATCCTTATTTTGTATTGATTCATTTATTACTTTTTTACTTAATCCATAAAATGTATCTTGTTTTTCAGCCCCTGAGCCGAAATAGAAAAGTCTATTAAAGTGGTCTTTACATTCTAATAAATTATAATACATTTTTAAATTATTATCTAAAGTAGTAGAAGTTTCAGGTTCTAATCGAAGTCCTCCTTCTACAGCACAATGTATAATAACATCAAAGTGTTTATCTTTTAAATATTCTTTAACATTTTGTAGATTTGTTACATCTAATTCTTTACGAGAAGCACATGTGATATTATAATTAGTTTTTAAAGCGTTATATAATGATTTGCCTATATAACCATTAGCTCCAGTAATTAAAATTCTTGTATCCATTGTATATTATTTAATCCTCCAGGTATAAAATTTTTATTTTTATCTAAAACAGGTATTACTCTAGGTTCATGAGATTCATTTTCATCTGTAAAAATTTCTAATACAGATGGTTTGTTATTTTTCAGAAATTTTTCTAGTACAGAATCTATTTCATCATGATTTTTTATACTAAAATAAGGTAAATCATATGCTTTAACTAATTTCTTAAAATTTGGAAAAGTAACCCCACTACTTTCTTCAGAAGCTACGTATTTACCTTTAAATAAAAACTTTTGAGTTAATTTAATAGATAAATAACCGTTATTATTTAAAATAATTAATTTAATAGGTAAATTATTATGTTTCATGGTTTGTAATTCATGAATATTTAAATGTAAACTACCATCACCTTCTAAACAAATTACTCTAGTATTATTACTACTTGCTCCTATTGCTGCTGGAAGTCCATACCCCATAGGGGCACAACCTGTATTTGTAATTAGTCTTTGGTTTCCTTTTAATTTTAAAACCTGCATAGTAACCACATTTGCTGAGCCGTCACTAGTAATAATGTGATCTTTTTCTGTTAAATGATTATTCAGTTTTTCAATAAAATGATAATTACTAACAGTATTAATTTTATTTCTATGTTTATCTAATACAGTAATATTATTTAGAAATTTATTTTGAACATATGTTTGCCAATCTGTTGATGTTAAATTTAAAGATTGTTGATTTAATTTATTTAATAAAATTTTAGCATCCGTAGTTACTTTATAATCAGGAAATAAAGATGGTTTATTTAATTCATTTGAATCTATATCTGTGTATATTTTATAAGCATTTTGTGCAAAGGATTTAAAATTATAACCTGTTTGTCTAATATATAATCTTGAACCTATTGTTAAAAGAAAATCACATTCATCTAATAAATTATTAGCACATATTTGAGCATGAGTCCCAAATCGTCCAGCATAATTTATGTAATCTTCGTTTATTATATCATTTCCATTTACGGCTGTAATAACAGGAACATTAGTTTTATTTAAAAATTCTTTTAGTTCATCAATACCACCACTTAATCTAACTCCATTACCTACAATGATTAAGGGCTTTTTTGAGTTATTAAATTTTTCTACTATATGGTTAATTTCTTCATTTGTTGGTTTTGGTGTATTATCTTCAGGAATAAATGATTCTAGTTCTTCTGGGTTGATGTCAAAAGATTGAGTATTCAAAGGTAAATCTAACCATACAGGGCCTGGTCTACCACTTGTAGCTTCAAAACATGCTTTTTCTAAATGATATCTAATAGTTTTAGGATCATTTACTTGAACAGCATATTTAGTCATATTTTTTACTGAATCTATTATATTAAATTCTTGGTCTCCTAATTGTCTTAATGGAAGATTTGTATAATTAGTAGTCATTTCTTTGTTTACTTGACCACTAATAACAATCATAGGAATAGAATCTAACCAACTACATAATACACCAGTTAATGTGTTTGTTCCTCCGGGACCACTAGTTACAATACAACAACCCATTTTATCATGCATTCTAGCATAACCTTCAGCAGCCATAGCAGAAGCTTGTTCGTGATGATTAGCTATGTACTTTATATTTTCAACAGTTCCTAAAGAATCCATTAAAAAAATACATCCACCTCCAGATAAAGTAAAAAAAGTATCTACTTTATATGAATCTCTTAAAAACTGTATTACATAGTCTGATAATCTCATTTTCTTCTAATCTAATTGTATTGAATATAATATTTTTATCTGGGAAAACCAAGTTTATTTGGCCAGTGTTTTTCTTATCTGATTTAATTGTTTTTATAATGTTTTCAATATTAAACCATTTTTTATCTATATTAATATGTTCAATTAATGATAAACCTATTTTATTAATAATGGTATAGTCTAAATTTGTTTCTATATTTAATTCTTTAAGTATATCATTTATAATTAAAATACCTAATATCACTGCTGAACCATGAGGGAGTTTATAATTGGATGTAATTTCTAATGCATGACCAAAGGTATGTCCATAATTTAATAATTTTCTTAAACCTTGATCAAATTCATCTATTTCAATTATTGATATCTTATACTCTAAACATTCTCTAATTAATTGATTTAAATTTTCTTTAGAAAAAATATTTTTATTTAATTTATTTTGTAATATTTTAAATTTAAATACTTCTCCTAAACCACTTTTAAAATCTTCTTCACTTAAGGTTTGTAAAAATTTATCACAAATTAATATTTCTGTTGGAGGATAAAATGTACCTAAGATATTTTTTATAGAACTAAAATTAATAGATGTTTTTCCCCCAACACAACTATCACATTGAGATAATAAGGTAGTAGGCACAAATTTGTATTTAATACCTCTACTATAGATACTACAACAAAAACCAGCTACATCTTGTAAAGTACCTCCCCCAATAATAACAACTTCTGTATTAGATTTAAATTGGTTTTGAGTAAAGGTTTTTAATAATATTTCAATATGGTCAAAAGATTTTGTAGTTTCATTACATTCATAAAATATTTTATTAGATAAAGAATTAAAATCGTAATATTTTTCTAAATTTTTATCTATAATAAACCAACTTTGTTTATTTAAATTATTTAATAAATCTTCTATAGTATTATGAAAAGTTACTTTATAATTATTTAAATTAGATTTAACTTTTAGAGGTACAAGAGTACCCTCCGTCAATTGTAATGTTTTGTCCATTTATGTAAGTATTTTCAATTGTTAAAAAATAAACTAGTTTAGATATTTCATCAATATTACCTAGTCTTTTTAATGGAATTTGGTTTTTTATATTTTCTAAATCTTCTTTAGTATTATTTTGAAGAGTTAAATCTGTTAAAATATAACCTGGAGAGATAGTGTTGCATAATATATTATGTTCTGAGAATTCACTTACTATGGTTTTAGTAAGACTATGAAGAGCATTTTTACTGGCACTATAACTACCTCTAAGGTTTTTAGCATAATCAATCCATATACTTCCTATATTAACAATTCGTCCATATTTTTTATTCTTTAATAAAGGTAAAAAATGTTGACAAATAATAAAAGGAGATAAATAATTAATGTTTAAAGTCTTATTTAAATTTTCTATAGTTTCATTTTCTATACTGTTCAAATAATTTACTCCAGCATTATTTATAATAACATCTACATCTTTTATTGTTGTTAAATAAGATTTAACATGTTCTAAATTTGATAAATCCATTTCTTTTTTTGAAGGTGAGAGTACAACATGACCCTGTTTTTCAAAAAAATCTTTTATACCTTTACCAATTCCTCTTGAACCTCCTGTTAATAATACAATCATTATATATCTGCAGACTGATTAATTCTGTCTTGGATCATTTGAATACGTTTATTCTCTTTATCAGCTTGAAATTGATATGTTTCTTTTTTATTAACTAACCATTCATATTCAAACATTTGTCCTTTAGCTAAAGCTTTACTTAAGTTTTTTAGTGCTTTAGAAGGATCATAAATAGCATATCTAGTTTCAAATTTATCTAAAAGACCCTCTTTATAAAGTTCTTTTAAAAAACTATAAGAATCAGTAGTAATAGCTCCTCCTAAATTAGCAGTTAATCCTATTTGTTTTGCTTTTGTAAAAATATCTTTTGTCATTTTTAACATTTCAGGAGAATTAACATATTTTCTATCCTTACCCATAGATGAAACAAAATCAACTCTTCCTACTGTAACAGCATATAAATCTTTACTTTCTTTTACATTTAATATTTCATCAATATTTTTATATGATTGAATAGTTTCAATATTAACAATTAATTCTAAGGACTCAACTATATCAGGAGATAAATTAGTATGGACACAGTTAATAAATTTAGTTAATCCAAATCCAGATTCAACCATAGGTGCTACTAAACCTTTAACTCCAATAACTGATGAATCTTGAATATCTCTTGATGCTTCTGGTCCTCCTATTTTTAGAGTTAGTTTTGTTTTTGCTTGGTTACAGATTTCTTTTAACCTAAGAACTTCATTAAAAGTAGCTCCTTCATCTTCGAAACTGGTTTTGATTCCTATTAAACCATGGTTTTCTACCATGTCTGTTAAAATAGAAACGCATTTAAATTCTCTTGTATTCATATTAAATTATTTTTTATGTATAATAATAGTTTTATAAGCATTTTGAATATCCGGATGTACATCTATTTGAGATATATTATCTTCTAGATATTTTTTTTCTTGTTCTGTTAAAAATTCTGAATCTGCTATTTTTTGTTCTTTTAGTTTTGTAATAAAATCAAAAGTTTCATCGTTTCTAATACAACAACAAGGTAAATCTCTTTCAGTTACATCTTCTAATATATAAAAACCTTTTGATTTCACATATTTAAATAAATGTCCTAAAGAAATTATTTGATGATTATGTTGATGAGAACCATCTTCTAATATAAAATCAAAATCCTTAGAACCAAATTCATAATACATGTTAGTTAAATCCTCTCTAGAACTTTGATCTCCCTTATAAAATTTTACTCTTTCTCCCAATTCTGTTTCTAGTTCTTTCATATCTACTATATCAAAAGTATGTATAAAAGCTTTTGAAAAATAATCATGCCACATCCTAACAGAATGTCCTCCTGTAGTACCTTCCATGCATATTCCTACTTCTAATAATCTAATAGATTCATTTCTCCACCTTGATAAGTAACTATCATATATAGGAGTATATCCATGTTTACTACTTTTTGGATATTGTGTGCCTTTATCTGTATTATAATAATTAGCTAATTCATCTAAAGTTTTTTCCATACTTTATTTACTAAAAAATTCTTTGATTTTATCACAAACGTAATCTACATCCTCAACAGTCATACCATGATGAGCACCTAACAAGAATCCATTTTTCATAATAGTATCTGAGTTTTTAAATTCTTGTAGGTACTCTCTATATACTGGATGACGAGTAACATTACCAGCGAATGTAACACGGGTCTGCACGTTGTTGTTTTCTAAAAAGTTTAGCAATTCATAACGTTTTTCAGTTTGTAAAGGAATAGCTAACCAGTTTGGTTGAATTGAATCATCAGGTAAAATTAAATCACCTACACCTTTAAGATTTTCAATATAACGTTCAATGTTTTCTCTTCTAATTTGTGAGAATTTTTCAAAACGGTGTAATTGAACTAATCCAAAAGCAGCATTCATTTCACAAGCTTTCATATGATATCCTAATACAGAATATAAAAACTTATGGTCATAAGGAATACCGTCTACAATGTGATTAAAACGATCATCCATAATTTCCGAATCATCACCCAAACGACCCCAGTCTCTGTATTGTAGACACTTAGTAACGTGTTTTTTATCATTAAACATTACCATACCACCAACACCACCTGCTGTAATAACGTGTGAAGCATAAAAACTAGTTGTTGCTACATCGCTTTCAGGAGTTTCAGTAATTGTGTCAGCTGAATCTTCAATCAAAATAATATCTGTTCTGCCTAACAATTTAATTTCTTGCTTCAATTTAGCCCAATTTGGTTTATTACCAATCAAATTAGGTAACATAATAGCTTTTACATCAGGAGTAATTGCTGCTACTACTTGGTCAATATCAGCTACATAGTCATTTAATCCTACATCTACAAATTTAGGTTTATAACCTAATTGAATAATAGGAGCTAATGTAGTTGAGAATGTACAAGCAGGAGTAATAATTTTACATCCTTTAGGTAGATCCAAAGAAGCAATAGCTAACAAACAAGCTGATGAACCTGAATTAACAAATACACCAAACTTTTTACCAAAACGTTTAGCAATTTTTTCTTCAAATTCAACTGATTTAGGACCTTGTCCACCTAACCATCCTGAGCGTAGTGATTCTTCTACAGCTTTAATTTCTTCTTCGCCATAAGATTCAAACTTATAAGGGGCGTACCATATTTTTTTCATATTAATTTATTGTGTTTAAAAATTTGTGTGATTGTGTTTACTATATTTTGCTCGTAATTTACATACTCTAAAGCCAATTTCCAATTTTTATTAATTATTTCTTTTCGATTTTCGTAATAACTTTCATTTAGTTGATTAGTTATATAAATTAAATCATCTATGTTATTAAATGTTATAATACCGTCTATATCAAAGTAATCTCCTATATTTGAACAACCCCAATAAATTGGAATTGTCTTTAATAAAAAACAATCTAATATTTTTTCAGTAAAATAACCTCTATGAGATGTATTTTCAATTACTATTCCAAACTGAGAATCTCCAAATATAAATTTTTTACCTAAACGAGCATCTTCAATATTATTTCTATCTCCATATGTTTCATAAAACTTAAGAGGAATACTAAATTCATTTTGTCTTGCTAAAGCTTCATGTCTTAAAGAATGACCATATGTTTTTAATAATTTACCACATAAATGAGATAATTGAAACTTTTTATCATGTTCTTTATTGTATTGATCGGGTTGTAACCAAGTATGTCCAAAAGGTTGATAAACAGCATTATCACAATTATTTAGTACTTTATCACTTTGTGTTAAAATAATATTAAATAATTCTTTATTTTGAATAGTCCAATCATGTAAACCAAAATATTCATTTGGTTCCTGAAATGATATAATGTTTATATCTGATAATTCATCTTGTGATTGGGGTGGAGTTTCTACAAATAAAGAAAAATCCAAATGAGATAAGTGTTGTAATTTATCTTTAAAAACTTGCTCATTAAAATGAGATACTTTTAATTTCATAACGTATTATAAAACTCGTTTTGTTTTTCTTGTCTTTCTATTGTTTTAGGGTGTAATAAACAAAATTCATCTTCAGCAGGTAAAACAGCATATTTTTTAAATCCATCTAACCTTTCGTGTACCTTGTTTATCCATTTTATTGTTGGAATATTTTTATATATTCTCCATTGATAATCAGGAAAATTAATTCTATCACCTTCTACATTCCATTTCCATTTCTGGATATGTTCCTCGGTGAGACCACTTACGGTATTAATCCGAGGAACTAAGTATACATCCACATCAGGATTGCTCTCTAAAATACCTGGTAACATATTAAGTAAATCTGTATTAGGTAATTCATCAGCATCTATTTGGAAGATATATTCTCCAGAACAGTGTTTAATTAATTCATTTTTATAGGCAGCAAAATCTTTATTTAATGGATAAAAATGATGTTTAATACCCCTGTTTACTATTACACCAACAACTTCATTTGTACAATTATCTTTATCGATTTGAATAATTATTTCATATTCAGGGTACAAAGCTCGTTCTTGGAGGTAATCCAATAGAGTTTCTAATTCTTTATGTTCATTACAAACTGTTATCGCTATGCTTATCATCTTCGTCTTCTGGTAGGACTCCAATATACACTAAAGCTTCAATATAATCACGTTCAGGGAACATATAGAGAGTAGTCATATCCATTCTCCATTCATAGTATTGTCCTTCTTTTCCTGGAATTGGATATTTGGTTTTTTCTTCTTCGGTTACAGGAACTGCTTTTACAGCTGCCCAGCCCCAATTATCTTTAGAAGCCCCATTAGCAAATATCATTCCTTTTTCAGGAACATTTGTTGTTGATGGCATCCAAGTTAATCCATTTTCATCAACATAAAGCAAATCTTTATATAATTCAGGTAATACTTCAAGCTGTCTATTGTAAAATTCTTCTCCTTCTTTCATTAAAGAATTAGTCATAAAACCGCATCCATAACAAAAATACGTTTTAATGTCTTGATTTACTTCTTCTACGTAGCAAGCATCTGAGCCGCAACGAGCACATGTTATTAAATTATCCATTTTGTTCTACTGTTTTAATTTTTGGTAACTCTATTTTTTTAAGTTTTGGTATTGTTAATTTTACTTCTTCTGGAAATTCTGGAATGTATTGAGTTAGATAATTACTTATTTTTTCTTGCATTTTATTCCAACTAAATTCATTTTTACTTATAAAGGCTTGACGTTTAGCTTTATCAGTATAATTTTTATAATTTTCAAATACATCTTTTAAATAATGTCCTATTTCCATATGGTTTGGACTTAACCAACTTGATTCTTTTAATAACCATTGGTTTGCAGAACTTGGATGTACAGGAGTTAATTGACCACCAATCAAATTTGTAAATTCAGCATTCAAGAAATCTAATTGACCTGACCAACCTGTAGTAATTAATGGCTTTTTGACTAAAGTAAATTCAAGTAATGGACGACCATAACCTTCTCCTTTAGTTAAATTAATCATTGCTTTTACTTTAGAATGATTATAAAGTTCATTCATTTCAGCATCTGTAAATTCACCATGAAGTAAATAAATATTAGGTAAATTCTTTGATGGAATTGATTTCCTAATTTTATTAATTTTTTTAAGTATTTCTTCTCTATCAAGATAAGATGAACCTGCTCCTGATGTTTTTAAGATTAAAGCTGGTTTATTGGCTTTATTTTTAAAGGTTTCATAAAATGCTTTAATTAATAATCCAACATTTTTTCTATCCTCACCCATATCACCAGCCATCCAATGTCCTACAAACAAATAGGCAAATTTTTCTTTAATTTGAATATCTAATGAACAAGGAGTATCAATTACTTTATATGTATTTAAATCTGCTCCTTCAAATAATACTTCAACTGGTTTTTTAAGTTCAATAATTCCTAATAATTGATTTGAATTAGGATCTCTTTTTTCAAATTTTGATTCTTCAAATACTTTTTTAGAATGATTTGATGAAACAAAGTTTAAATCCATTCTATTCAATCCTTCAATCCAATCACCAGCACATAAAGTAGTTTCAATACCTGCTGTAAATCCAATATTGTATTTTCCTACTGGTTGGAATTCATTTGGGATTGTTACTTGGGCCCAAATTTGAGGTTGAAATGTTAATTGATTATTAGGTACAACTAAACTATATAGAAAATTCCATTCAGGATTATCACTACAAAATCCAAAAGGACAAGCTCCCCAACGTTGGGATAATAGTTTAACGTCGTATTTATCTGTTTCAATAATGGCTTTAATTAAATCTCTTGAACGAGCACCGTAGCCACTGTAGGTATCAAAAGGGCAACTTATAACAAATGTTGGTTTCATTAATATAACAATTTATGGTTTATAATTCTATCTTCTACTTCATTAACATTAATCAATTCAAATTTTTCTCTTGGTTTCCAAGTTGAAAATAATTCATTAAATGCTTCTATTACTCTTTTACCTTGATATTCAGCAGTAAATCCAGCTTCATCACTCATAGCCCATTCTTTTCCGGCTAAACCTCTATTTTTACGTTCTTCAGGACCTAAGTTATACACAGCCATAATTTGTTCAGCTGCATCTTCTGGATTGCAAGTGTCATCCCAAATGTATGGAGTTGGGGGAGAACCTACTAATGTTCTAGAACTTGGGAATACGGGAAAAGCCCACTTACCGTGTTTTTTATAAGTGCCTTTATGGTTTGAAGGTACATCTGCATTTGGTGTAAACCAATTACCATTTTCATCTTCAAATCTCATTTGATCTTGCATACCACCAGTTACGTTAGCGATAATAGGATTACCTGCTAATATAGCTTCTGTTAAACTTAATCCCCAACCTTCATTAGAAGTTAATAGAATTTGACAGTCTGTACTGTTATAAAGTAAATTCATTTGTTGTGGATTGAAAACACTATCTGTAAAGATAACATTATATTGTTCTCCGTTAGCTAATAATTCAATTACAGCATCCAAATCAGTACCATGTTCATTAACATGTTCGGTATGTAATACTAAAGCACATTTTTTAGCTTTTTCAATAGGTAATTGATCTATAAAATATCTATATGCTAAAATAGTATCTGGGATTTGTTTACGTCTAATATTTCTAGAATTAAATAGTAGAGCAAAATCATATTCTTTATCTTTAAATAATTTCTTTTTAAATTCTTTTAATTCAGAATCATTTTTATCTAAAGGTTTAAAAATATCAGTATTTAGTCCGTGAGGAATATATTTTAAAATTCTCTTATCGGCTTTATCTCCTAATACTAATTTATTAATGTTTACAGTTTGTTTTGAAATACCCATCAACAAATCACAGGCCTCATAAAAAGGTTTGTTATATAATGGAGCAGGATAATCATCCCAAATATTTAAATATGTAATAGGAATATGTTTTCTAATTTCATTTTCCATAGAAAACACCCAAACAAAATATCTTGGATCTGTAATCAACATAATAGCGTCTGGTTTTTCAACAGCCATCAATTGTCTTAAAATATCTGGATTTCCATATTCATGGACTGGATATAGAGTTACTGAAGCATCTTTTAATCCTGTGGTCTCATTAGTTGAGGGAGATAAGTCTAATCTTTTTCCAAATTCAGGATGTTGAATTGCTCCTCCTAAATTTACCCAATTAAAATGTTGTGCTGTGTGCAAAACTATTTCTTTACCTACGTTAGCGATACCAGAATGTACTCTAATATCATCACAAATAAGCATAATTTTCTTCCTCTTATCAGGAGGTAAGTAAGCAAAACTTGAATTCATGTATTTTTTAATTTTTAATTTCTAAATTGTTGTGTGAATGAACTTTTTTACGAAAATCTTCATCGGTAAGGTACAAATGAATAGTGCGGTCGGCAAGTTTTTGTAAAGAAAATTTGTACTTAACACAGGCAATCTTGAAATCCTCGAATAACTCACTCTGTACTTTTACAGAGGTTAATGTCATATCCTTTTTATTTGTCATAGCTTTTATTAATTTAATGTCGTATATAAATATATTAGGATTCTTTAAGATATACCTTTGTTACACAATTCTTTATTATCTTTAAAAGGACAGTATTTACAATTATTAAGTGAAGGATTAGGTTCGTGAACGACATCCTTATAAGAACCATCATTATTAAATACACCTTCTATAAAACTTGTTATAGCATTTACTGCTTTATTTACTTTTACTTTACCAGATGCTGGAGAATATTCTTGGATTCTGGAGGTAGGGTATGGGGAGTCTTTCCATATTTTACGTTTAACTATAAAGAATTCAATATCAATGTTATCAATATCAACACCAAATTGTTTAGCAAAAAAGTATTTATAAAGTATTAGTTGAAATTGTTTTGTTTCATCTTTTTTCTCATAATCACTCCAACCCTTAGTAGATGTTTTAATATCTAATATCTTGAATTTATTTAGTGTTTCATTATATAAAACAACATCTAAATAACCTTTATATAAAACATTATTAAATTGAGATAGTGGAGTTAAAACAATAGGAACCTCACATCCAATTAAATGCCATCCCCTTTTCCCAAAAATACCTGCTCTATTTTTCTTTACTGCTTTAATAATTTCTAATCCATCATCAAAAAATTCTCTCATTTGAACAGGATCACTAAAATGAACCTTTTTATTTGAGGTATAATCTTTTAAGTATGTTTCTCTAAAACGTTCTTCAAAATAAGCATCTAAATCAATTCGGTCAGCAGCGGCACCACTTTGCTCATATATAGTTGTTATATAATGTTGTAAAGTTTCATGTAATGCCGTTCCAAACGTCATATGAATTGATGATTCAGACGTATAAAAACCATCTTTATACTGTAAAGACCACTTACGTGGACAATTAGTATACATCGAAAGTTGACTATACGAAATCGATTTATGGATTGCGTAGTTAACTTCGTTTACTGGTTGTTTTTTAATCTGTTTTACAAGTGCAGGTATTTTTTTCTTTTTTCCCAAAACCTATTTTTTACCTTTTAGCATTTGGATCACTTTTTCTAAGTATAGAGCTAAATCCATTGCTTCTTCTTTGGCATGTTGTAAATAATCTAATACTGATAAGTCTGTTCTATCTAAAGTATTATTGTATTTTTCTTTACCCATTTCAGCTCTAGTAATGTGTTCATCGATAACCGAATCAACAATAGAGTCTGTTTTTAATATTGTACGAGTTTCAACACCGTGTCTAACTCCGTAAATTTCACTGTTTTTTGTCATTGTACTTCTTTTAATAACTTTTTAATTTCTTTTTCATCAACACCTGCCCTTTCAAGAATCATCTCTACTCCTTCTCTTTTAAGAATATAAAGATAGTCTTCAGCTTCCCCAAGGGAAATTGTATAATGATCAGCAATGTGTTGTAACACTTTTTCGTTTGGTTTTTTACGTGAACTTTTCACGTACTTAAGGAAGACATTCTTTTTAGGTAACATATGGCAGTAGTATTTATAGATTTTTTCTTTTTCAGGCAACGGTATTCTTTGGCCATAGTTAGCAACCTCTGTATACCCCTCATACATACTAACAAACCGGTGAACCATGTAAGAATTAAACGAATTTTGCTGGTCTTCAGTAAAAGAAGACCAAGCAGATTTCGTTGTTGTTATCTCTTTAAGCCAATCAAATATTGTCATTTACTTCTTCTTCGAATTCAGCTCTTAATTCTTTAGGAAGCAATTCTACTAGTACCTTACCTGTAGCTACATCATAAAAACATGGAATTGGAATAACTCCATCTTCTTGAGTACCAGTTACAAAACGAGATACTTTACGCAAAATAACCCCTTCAGCAAATACTTGATTACCTTCAGGTGATGTGATTGGTCTTGTGTTTTTAATGTCGATATTGACATTCATTTGTGGTTTATTTGTCATTGTTTTCTTTATTATGTTTTTTCCATTCAATCCAGAATCCAGTTGCTACTAATAAATTCATACCAACTGAAGCCCATAATTCATAAATGTCTTCATATATGTTCATAGTTAAGTGAATATGTCCTACTGCCCAAAAAGGTATAGACAAATTACTAGCTACCCATACTATAAAGAACATTATAAATTTTTTCATATAACTCTTTTATTTGAAATTAATGACAAGATTCTGGATACCAAAGCCATTATATTAATTTCTTTATCTAATCTAAAATTAGCATGATATTGATACTCTTCAATATAAATTACTATCTCACCTACACTTAATGGAGCATACTTTTCTACATTGTCATACAAGTATCTAAACATGTCTTCAAAATCATTTACATTTGAGTCAGCAATTATTTGTCTAATGTTATTAAACGATTTAGCTGTTGGTTTCATTAATTCCGCGAGCACCTTGTTTTTATAGCTATTAGACACTAATATACTTTTATCTACAACGATTTCATCACCATTAACACTCATTTGTAGTGTGTTAAGCATTTTACGAATATCAGGATAATGTTGATTAATAACTAATTTTAAATCATCAGCACTACAATCAACTTCTTCCTGTTTAAAGATATCCATAATATGATAAGCAATCTCTTGTTTAGATGGAGGTACAATTTTTAATACCTGACAACGAGATTGTAGAGGATCAATTACACGTTCAATATAATTACAAGTTAAAATAAAACGAGTTGACCTTGAAAATGTTTCAATAATATTACGGAGCGCTGCTTGACCTTGGATTGTAATATAATCTGCTTCATCCAAGATAATTACTTTAAATGGTTTAAATGAGGCAACAGAGGCAAAACTTTTAACTTTTTCCCTAATTGTGTCAATTCCATTTTCATCACTAGCATTAATGTACAAATATTCACAATCTAAATTATTAACAATAAGTTTTGCTAATGTAGTTTTACCTGTACCTGCTGTTCCGTAAAATAGGAAGTTTTGAATATCATTTTGTTTTAAGTAATGAGAAATAGTTTGTTTGATATTTTCATTACCAACATAATCTTCAAGTGTTTGACTACGGTATTTTTCAACCCATAATGTATGCTCTCTCTTAGTACTCATAGTCTCCGTAAATTGAATATTGTTTAGGTTTTGGTTCTTTAATTTCTACTTCTTCAGAAAAGATAGCATAAAGTTTACCTTGAGCTAAATCTAAACGAAATGCTTTTGGTTTAACTGTATTAAGTTGAAACCATGCTTCTAAAGCTTCAGTTAATCCTTTTTGAATAGCATTAACATTACTTATTTTCCATTGGTCACCTGGTGGTACACGACTACCAATTTCAATTAATTTTTCTTTAATTTCTGTTTTACTCATAACTTAATTTGTTCAATCAGGTAAGGCAGTAGGTCTTCATATCTCCAATTTACAGTTACATAATCGGATTTCATCAAACCAACATACAAATAATTAGTTCCCGGTACAAAATAAAACTCTTTGATTCGATAATTAAGTTCATTAATTTGAATCTGTTTACCTATAAGACCTACTGCGTCCTGCATAATCGTTAATTTACATCATTCCCATCATACCTCCAAGCCCATCATCACCTTTCTTTTCTTCTGGCTTGTCAACTACAACAGCTTCTGTTAATAAAATAGTACCTGCTACTGATGCTGCATTTTCAAGTGCTGTACGAGTTACTTTAGAAGGATCAATAATACCAGCATCTCTCATATCAACGAAATCTTCTGTTTTCAAATCCCAACCATACCAATAATCACCACCTGTTACAGCATTAATAGCATTGTAAATATCTTCTTGCTCATAACCAGCATTTGCTAAAATTTTCTTAAATGGAGCAGCACAAGCATTATAAACGATTTGTGAACCAATATCATCAACATTAATGTTTGTACGAGCATGCAACAATACAGATCCACCACCTGGTACGATACCTTCTTCTAATGCTGCTTTAGTAGCTTGAAGTGCATCATCAACACGATCTTTTTTCTCACGCATTTCAGATTCAGTAAATCCACCAACATGAACAACTGCAACACCACCAATAAACTTAGCTAAACGTTCTTGCAATTTTTCTTTTTCATATGGAGAAGTTGATTTATCAATTTGTGACTGAAGTTCTAAAATACGAGCTTCAATTTTATCAGCATCACCTTTACCATCAACAATAGTTGTAGTATCTTTATTTACTGTAACTACTCTAGCTTCACCAAACCACTCCCAACTAAATTTATCAAGTTTCATACCTTTTTCAGTACTAAATACTTGACCACCAGTCATGATAGCAATATCTTCAAGAATTAGTTTACGACGATCTCCAAAATCAGGAGCTTTAACAGCAACTACTTTCAAAATACCACGAGCTTTGTTTACGATCAAAGTAGCTAATGCTTCACCATCTACATCCTCAGCAATAATAACTAAAGGTTTGTTTTGGTTTGATACTGCTTCCAAAATAGGCAACAATTCTTTTACAGTGTTAAACTTTTTATCTGCAATCAAAATCAAACAATCTTGCAAACTAGTACTCATACTGTTATTGTCAGTAACAAAATAAGGTGATTTATAACCTCTGTCAAATTGCATACCTTCTACTGTTTCAAGATATGTTTCACCGTTTTTAGATTCTTCAATAAACACAACACCTTCACGACCTACTTTCTGCATTGCAGTAGCAATCAATTCACCAACTTCAGGATCATTGTTTGCTGAAATTGTAGCAATTTGTTTAAGTTGATCTTCAGAGGAAATATCTTCTTTAATTTCAGTACGAATAAAATCAACTAAATCTTTAACTGTTTTATCAATACTACGTTTGATTTCTACAGCATTAGCTCCATTATTTAAATGTGTCAAACCTTGTTTAACCATCTCTTGAGCCAATAATGTTGATGTTGTAGTACCATCTCCAGCATGATCTGCAGTTTTAATAGCTGCTTGTTTAACCATTTGTACTCCCAATTCTTCAATTGGATCTTCTAAAGTAATTGATTTTGCTACGGTAACACCATCTTTAGTACTTTGAGGTACACCTTGATTAGCAATAACTACGTTACGTCCATTAGGACCAAGTGTTGCTGTAACAGCGTCTGCTAGTTTATCTACACCAGCTGATAGTTTTTTACGTGCCTCTGGGCCGAATTCTATAACTTTGCTCATAATTTTAATTATTTTCTGTTTCTTCTTCGATTGGATCTTCTTCTACTAATTTACCTAATACTTGGTTTTCAGGACCAATCCAATATTCTTCACCTTCATGCTCTAATTTACTAAAGCCCATAGTAGGAAGAACAATAATGTCTCCAACATTAAGTACAGTCTCAATATAATGACCAGTTACTGAATAATAACCATCACCTACTGCTACTACTTTACCAAGTTTGTTTTTTTCATTTCCCAAATCGGGAACAATAATCCCACCATATGAAGTTTCTTCTGTCTCCATTGGTTTTACAATAACTGCGTTGTATAGTGCTTCTAATTTCATATTTTTAAATTCCTAAATTAACTAATTGATTGATTTCTTCTTGAATGTTTTTAAACATTTCAATATATTCTTGAATTGAATTATAACTTTTTTTATCATTAACTTTATTACGAGCAATTGTCTTTAAACAATTTCCAAAATTACTATAATGACCTAATGCTTTAGTATATTCTTTACCAGGTTTATTATCTTCAGTATATCTAGTATCTGGAGTAATTGTTTGATAAACAGTATAGCAGTAAGCATCTTTACCTATAAAATAAGGTTCGATTCTAGGATCTCTGATAACTGTGATTGATGATAATTCTTCTTTTTCTTTTGTCATAACTTATGTTTGTTTATGTGGTAATATACGAATCCTTTGTTACTTCTCCAAGTTCTTCTTCAATAATTTGTGCTTCTTCAATAAATCTAACAAACCATAAAAGACCATCTTTTCTAAAGACGTGTGTACAATCATTTTTCCACTTAATGTATTCTACATCTATTTGTTTATTTTCGGGAATTTGATCAATTACTTGATACAAAGTTCCATCACTCGTTTTAATTAAATGTAATTTCATAACCTGTGAAACCTTAGGAGAACGGTTTTACTTAATTGTTAATAGTTTTGTTTTTGTTTCTTTACTGTGTGGAATGGAAATTTTTAATAAGCCATTTTCCATTTTGGCTTCAGATTGTGATAAGTCAAATTGTGAGGAAATTTTGTAACCAATATTAATAGAACGTTTAGCTATTCCTCTATGAATGTATCTAACTAAACCTAAGTCCTCAGTATCAATACCTTCAGTTTTTGCTTTATCATAACTGATTTTAAGGATGTCTCCTTCAACCCCAATTTCTAAATCTTCTTTGTCAAGACCGGTACAAGCCACTTCAAAGTGGAGTCCATCTTTATTTTCGTAAATGTCAATTGGGTGTGGGATTTTTGCTTCTTCAGCAGGGAAGAAGTGTGAGTTCGACTCAAAAAAGTTCTTAAACAGAATGTCGAACGGTGTTAGTTCTCTTTCAAATAATTTTAAATTTGTCATAATTTTTATCTCCTAAGATGATTTTTGTGTTCCCTAAGGTTTCACTTTATCGGTTATACATATATGGTTTTAATAATCCTTCGCAATTACATAATACTCGCTTTTAATATTTCCGTTATCAAACGCAAGTTTCATGATTCCATCTAAATTAATTCCCATAACACAGTGTGCTACGTCTTTATTACAATACATAATTTCTTTAATCATGTTTGAATCATAATTAACTTTAAAATCATTTGGCAAATCATGAGTTTCAATATCTGGTAAGTAAAATGATACTTTATTTGAGTATTCAATATTACCACCAAATACCATTTCCAATTGTAAATCACCATCAGCGTTAGTAAATGGTTTAAATACAACAGTATCGGTTTCGGCCAAAGCAGATTTTGCTCGCACTATAGAATTTATACTTTCGTTATCTAACGTAGCTTCAATATTATATGCTTCATCACCAACATACTCACCTGCTGTAGGGATAATCATTGTATCTGCTAAAGCATAATTAAGTGTAAATTGATTATCTGCTATAATAAGCTTTGTAATTAATTTATGTTGTTTAACATATTCCAAACTTAAAGGACCATTTGTAATAGCTAATAGTTTAAGCAATTGAGTAGTATTACTAATACCAATTGATGAATCCTCTAAATCAAAATTGTCACAAGTAACAACTCCAATCATTGATTTATCAGGAGCTTTAAATTTGATTGTTAATTTGTTGTCTTGAATATCCCACTTAACGGCCTCATTTTTACCATTTAGGAAATACTTTGAAATAATTGAAACTAGATCTAATTTATTTATCATGTTTAAAATTTAAAAAACTTGTTTATGTTTGGATTAAGTACTACAGCACCCCATCCTAAATCGGAATATAATGACTCTAATTTGTTTTTCATAACTGAATCAAATAAGCCGTCTCTATCTATATATTTTTCTACAAAATCTCTGATTTCCTGAGGGTCATTATAACCGTTAAATCCTATAACATCAATTCTATAAGGATTATCCTTTAAATAAGCAATAAACATTTTATCACCAATTTGAAATTTAGGATATTTTTTGTCTAAACCTTTAAATTTTAAAATATCGTTATAGTAAATTGCTGCTTTAGTATTAATAGGGCATTTTAGTCCTAATTTAGAAAATATTTCACCAGCACCTGGAGGTCCAGCTAAATATTCACTCATTTTCTTTAATCCTGTAGGTTTAAGGATTTTTTCCCAACCAATTGTTCTTAATTCGTTTCTAAAATCTAATATTTGTTTATCAATATCTGATTTAGGTTTACCAAACATAATTTCATTAATAATATGTTCACCGAATTTTTTAAACAATGGTGGGAAATTTGATTTCATCAAATCTAATCCTTTAACATCTAATTCATCTGTTGGTACACCTTCTTTATTAACAATATGTTGAGCGTATCTTCTCTTACCTGCAAAGTAACCTCTATCAAGTACAACCTCTTGTTTTAATTCAAAGTAATGAGGTTCATTAGGATAACTAATATTAAATAATTCTTGTACTAGAGTATGTAAATTTTCATTTGCTAATTTTTGAATTTCAGTAGCAACTTTAAGTACCTCTTGTACAATTGTTTCTTGATCTGCTGTAACTAATTTAGGGTTACGTTTTAAGATTAAATCTTTAACCTGAATGAATAGTGAATCGGTATCTGATGTAACAATATAATCTTTATCTTCTGTACCTAATTCTTGATTTAACCAATTATTTACAAATACAATAGATTCTTGAGTTAAGCGTTGACCTGTTAAAGTAATTGCTTTACTAATAAATTTATTTCCATCAGTGTATCTCCAACCATTAATAGCAAATACCCCGTAAACGTCATTTAATTTAATTTTATACGCGTGTTGACGCCTATCGTAAAAAGATCCCATAACAGGGTCGTTATCTTCTTTATATGCTTTTTTCATGAGTTTTTTATACTCTTGACGTTTAGCAAACCAGTCAGATAAAATTTCACATACAACACTTGATTTGTCTTTACGGAACATCACTCCAGGTGCTGATATAATTAAATCATTACCTTCAATAATTTCTATTAAGTCACCTACTTTAACTTGTGTATGAGATAATCTACGATCCTTTTTAACTTTTTCAATAGTAACAACAGTGTTAGAATCCATTGCTTTAAGTTCTTTAAGTGACCATTGGTTATCAAATTTACCTCTATTTACAACACGTCCAACTAACGTTTCAATACCCATATTAAGTGAACGAATAATAGAAGGATACAAAGATGTAAAATCCAAGTCAATAACCCACTCATATAGTCCTGGTGTTGGATCTTTTAAATAACCACCAGCATATTCTTCTTGTAATGTTTGAAGTGCTGGATTATAAGTAGTAGGTTTATTAGGTGAAACTATACCTTTACGTTTTAGGTAAGTTAAAATAGCACCTTCATTTAATACTGTTGAAAAATAAATCGATTCATAAGTTGTATGACATAAGTGACCAATTGTAACTGTCAGCTCCATAAACTTCATTCGTTTTTCAAGCTCAACAATAATTTCAACGTCACGTAAGTTATACTCAATAAACTTATCTACGTCTTCAGCAAATAATCTATCAAGTGAACCTTGATACTCAATCTTTTCTAATTTAGCATATTTTTTACCAATATCACCTAAACGATAAGATGGCTCTTGTTTTGTAATAAACTTTTTAAACAAAAGCATATAATCAAGATGGTTAATACCTCCTAAGTTAACAGGTTGATCTTGATACTGAGGTGTAAATTTGATTTTACCAATTGGGGATAAAGTATTGGCCAAAGATTCGCCCATTACTTTTTTAATACGATAATATAAATAAGGTATATCAAAGAAACCACTATTCCAACCTGTAATAATTGTAGGGTCTAATTCATACCACTTATCTAAAAATCCACTCAATAATTCTTTTTCAGATGTATAAGGAATAATAATTTTGTCTTCAGACTCGGCTTTAGACATTTTACCTTCTTTATCTAAAATTAAACAGAAATATTTTTTAGAATTATGGTCATATAAAGCAACAGCTGTTATTTCACCTTTAGGATCTTTAATATTTTCCTCAGTTAATGCTCCCGCTACTACACACTCAATATCAAGATAAACTATGTTATGGAATTTAGGTGTATCGTCAGATTCGTAATAGTAGTCTACTAACAGGCGAGTTAATTTATCAACGTCTTTTTCAAAGTATTTAGGGTCTTTCCAATCATCCATTCTTTTGGTTGGAGACACCCTAGTACCTTCTAACGTTTCAAACTCGCCATCAGGATCAGGTTGATATAAGGTAGGCCAGTGTTGTAAGGTTTTAAACCCTTCCCATCTGTCATCTCTTAAATAATACTGTTTTTCTTCCTTATCGTAGTAGACCGCTTGATACATTACTTTTTATATGCTGTGTTTAAACCCTGCCACTGACCATCATACTGTTCTCCAACTTCATCTACTTTCCAGAATGCAATTTGTCCAATACGAGCATTTTTTTCAATAATAATAACACTTGTTACAATCATTGTTGTGTTCATTTGATCACAATAGAATCCTGGATCCCACCAAGGTGATTCGATAATAGTTCCTGTACGGTACAAAGATGAACGGTGAGTAATTTTAGCAGCAGCATCAGCAGGTACTTTAATACCTTCGTTAAATGTAACCGAATAAACACCCTTTTCAAGTCTCCAACATTCCTTACCATCAATAAGTTGTGTGAAGACTTCTTCATAACCATCTGGATTAATGTAAGTTTTGTCTTTGTAAACAACAGAACCAACATTAATCGCTTCAATTTTACAAACTGATAAGTCAATACCAATTTGTGCACGTTTAGAGAAATCAGATTCAATAACGTGATTTGCGATTTGATTTGAATTTAATAACATTACTTTAATTTATTTAAAATTTTATCCCAAAACAAGTCTAACTTGTCTTTTCTTGCTTTACAGCCACAATCATCATAGCCCATTTTTTTGGCTATAAAGAGGGCAATACGGTAACCTTGCCCTAAGGTAATAATGTTTATTACCTTTTCAACAAAACCACCTAGCTTCATTAGATCTGATGTCCTCCGTTGTTGATTTTCAAGCTGTCAAAAAATTCCTTACGTGCTTGATTTTCGTTGTTCAAGAATACTCCTGATGCTTTTGTAGTAACCATTGAAGCTCCTTGATGTTTAACACCTCTACAGCTTACACAATTGTGAGTAGCAACTACAGTTACAATTACACCTTTGTTGTTTTCACAGATTTTATCTACTGCTTGGTGGATTGCTGATGTAAGTTGTTCTTGAATAGCTCCTCTACGTCCAAAATGCTCAACAATACGATTTAATTTAGACAAACCAATTACTGAACCATTTTCACCTACAATGTAACCAATATGAACTACACCTCCGATTGTTTGGTGGTGATGAGAACACATTGAGGTAAGTGGGATGTTACGTTCAATAACAATACCATCATAACCATCACTAGGGAATGAGGTAATGTCACTCATAGCATCATAACGGCCTTTCCACAAATCAAATACATAAGCTTTAGCTACACGACGAGGGGTGTCTGCTGAATTTGGATCGTTTCTCCAATCACATTGTAAAGCATCTAAAAATTTACCATATGCTTCTGCTGCCTCATCTACCATTGACCATTTTTCTTTCTCAGTAAATGGGAAACCAGGAGCAATACCATTGGCATAACCTTGTTTTACACACTCTAGATCGAGTGTAAATGTTTTATTTTTTTCCATAACTTATATTGTAATATAATGAATTTATTTTTGATAACCAAATTAAAGTCCAAATCTTCCTTTTTGGGCGTTATAATTTTGTGATATTTCAGATGATGATAAAATCCTATTATAAATTCTATAAATACCTCCATTACCGGAAAAATAACCTTGTTCTGCCCATCTTGCTATTACAACGTTAGTAGTACCAATAAAAGAGGCTATAGTACCTGTTCCTTGAGATACATTATTTTTAAATATTTGACAAGCACCATTTGAAGCATTAAAAGTATAGACAATTTGATACCAGTTATTTACAGTAACAGTTCCAGCAGAAAAATCCGAAGCATAATGTCCTTGATAAATCACTCCATTTCTGAATACTAAGTGTAAACCTTGTCTAAAACCTTGTTGATCAGTACCAAACATTGTTCTATCACCTGATAAATTTGTAGGATAAACCCATGCTTCCATAGTATAATTAGCATCATAAAACCCTAATTGTGTTGCTGTTTTACCCGTATTACAATAATCATCTGTTCCATCCCACACAATCGAACCACTATTAGCAGAATTAAACGCAGGATTATTTATTAATGTTCCATTATTAGAATTCCCACTCAAATCATACCAAGTAGATCCTGTTGTTGGATATGAAGGATCAAAACCCGCATCATAATTCAACATTAATCCATTAGTTACAATACCTTCATAGTTAAAATTAACACATAGTTTATCTGTTTGAGTAGCAAAATATTCTAAACATTGAGCTACTGTTGTATAACCTGCTGGAGAACCTACAGTCCCAGCAATATTTCTATTTGTGATATTAATTAATTGTGTATCATTAGCAGGACAATAAATACTAGGACCACCAGATGCTTTATTTAAATAAATTGTATAACCACCAGATGGAGGATCGATACCATTAAAAAATGTTAGTCCATAATCAGCAGTATTATTACCAATTAACATATTGCCTTTTCTAAGACAACCTGTTGGTGTAGCACCTGTTGAATATTTTATTACGTTAGGCATTTAAATTAAATAGGATAAGGTGGAGTCCACTCAGGTGTAGATAAAATAGTTAAAATTTCATTGTAAGTATATTCTTGAGATTTACTTGTTAAACTAGATACTGATGAAGGCATTGGCATATCATATTTAACAAATGTTTTTGTTTCATCAACAGATTTTCTAACTGTATCAGCATCTGTTTCAAATACTTGATTAAAATTAATTTTATTAAGTTCTGTTACATTAAATATAACAAAACGTCTGTCGGGGTATTGTTCTTGTTCTAGTGACATATGGTATAAATATTAAAGGCCGAAGCGACCTTTTTGAGCGTTGTAGTTTTGGGTGACTTCTGTTGATAGAAGAGCACGATTATATATTAGCAAATTATATTGCGTCATTTGAGGTGACCATCCACCAGAGGGAAAATTACCTAATATGTCCGTAGTTGATTGTGATAGACCTGAGCTTTTAGTTGCTGTATTTGTATAAATTTCACTATTATTTAAATATATTTTAGTAGTTGCCTGCGTAGATGAAATAGGTGTCCAAGTTAATACACAGTGGTAAAAAGTATTTACACTTAATGTTGTTGATGTCAAATGTAACCAAGGATTATAACTATCACCTGCACCTATCCACCACCTTAAAACAGGATTTCCCCCATTTGCATTAATAGAAAAATGCCAAAAATTATTACTTGCACCACCACTACCTCTATATAATATACTTCTTCCATCTCCATTAGGAATTGAAAAATCAGATGGTAATTTTATCCAAGTCAAAATAGAAATTCCATTTGGATATAAACTGTTAAAAAAAGAATCATTAACACCATCACAAGTCATAATATCATCAATTCCATCATAAACTATCCCCCCACTATTAGCCGAATTATATGTAGGACCATTTGTTAATGTTTCGTTTCTATTATTTCCACTTAAATCATAAAGTGTTGTTCCCGTTGTAGGATATGAACCAACAAACCCAGCATCTGTGTTTAATACTAACCCATTAGTAACTATACCTTCATAGTTTATATTAACACATAATTTGTCAGACTGTCCAGCAAAATAATTTAAACATTGAGCAGCTGTTGTATAATTTGCCCCCGCAATTTGATTAGTAATAAAAATTAATTGAGTATTGTTAGCAGGGCAATAAATACTAGGACCACCACTAGCTTTATTTAAATAAACAGTATAGCCACCAGATGGAGGGTCAATGCCGCTAAAAAAAGAGGATCCATAGTTAGCTGTGTTATTAGCAATTAACATATTACCTTTTTTTAGGCAACCTGTTTCAACAGCTCCTGTTGTATATTTTATTCCGTTAGGCATTTATCATAAATATGACTAATCTTCAGCCATAATGCCTGTAATATACTTTTGATTACGTTTTAATCCATTTTCAGCATCTAAACCATATCCAATCAACCAATGTTCGTTAGTTAATTCAAATCCATAAATTAAATCGGGATGTTTAGAATAATGTTTTTTAAATAATGTTACAGGAATAATAGATTTAGGATTATTATATTGAAGATGTTTTATCAAATGATTCATAGTATTACCTGAATCATAAATGTCATCTATAAGATAAACATCTTTTCCTTCAATATCAACAGTAATTGATTTTAAAATTCTTATTTCACCCTGCTTAGTTCCATCGTAAGATTTCGCACTAACAAAATCTATTTCACAATCATCTACTTGTTTAACCAAGTCCGTAAAAAACATAAACGCGCCATTTAAAACGCATATAAACACGGGTGGATTTTCGTGTTGATTCTTTTTAATTTTATAGGCAATCTCACCTACTTTGTTTTTAATTTCTAATTCTGAGAACAATATCATAAAATAACTTTTTTCAAAAACTCGGTAATTTCTTTTATACCTTCAAATTTATGTTTTCCATTTTGATCTTCCAACATAAATGTAGGAACCCATTTAATATCAAGAGATTCAATTAACATGCCTTCTTCATAAGTGTTAATAGAAGTAATTTCAAATATTTGTTTTAATTCCTCTATTACAGGTTTTAAATCCTGACATTTAGGACATTCGGGGTTATAGAAGAAGGTTAATTTTGGTTTCATTTTATTAAGTATTTTTTAAAGTCTGAGTATTCGGGAGTTTTGTTTGGGAAATAATATTTTTCTGTTTTATTATTAAATGTAATTATTTTATAAAATCCATCAGGAACTGTAGCTCCAGTAGCTAATTTTAAAGACGTTGTACTATACACCATTCTAATTTCTACACTAACTGTGGTGGTTGCTGCTAGGTCGCGCTCATATGACTCTAATATACGCCATACACCGCGATTTAAGCGCTCATGTTGTAAAACACAATTTGCATAAGTAAATGTTTTATATAATAATTCTTTTGTACAATTAAAATCAGCAGCAGGAGCACAATGTCCTTTATCATAAACATTATTTGCATAATCATTATTATCAGAAGTAATCAAATTAGGTTCAGCATAAAAATCCATTCCTGTACGAGGTGCTTTACCATTAGGACATTGAACAGTATATTTAACCCATTTTGGTTGTTGTAATACTTCAGAATAAACTTCTGTAAAAATGTCTGTTTTAAGATAGACTGAATCTCTTTGAGCAAATGCTACTAAAGGTAATAAAAATAATACTAATAATAATTTTTTCATATATTATAAATATTACATTTTATTCCATTTATTGTTGGAATCTAATACAAAACTACCTACACATTCATATTTCCATTCATTAGGTTTAATCATTGATAAAAATATATTTCCATCTCTTCCAACATATAAATGATATGTTTGTCCTATAACTGGTTCGAAATTAAATTTAGCATTATAAACTAATTCGTTCCATTTATATTCCTCTACTAATTTTTTATATTCATCTTTTAATTCATTAAATCTAGTTTGTAGTTGATGATTTACTTTAATAGAATTAATAGATTTCCAGATAGTGGTATCTTCAACCCTAATAGCAGGAGCACTTACATTACTACCATAAGGTAATAATCCCGGGTTTTCAGCTACATTATCTGGTTTTTTCATAGTTTTGAGGGAGGGGTGTTGAATATTCTTTTAACTTGTTCTGATATTGGGATAGGAACACCTTCTTCATCTACACGAACAAAAGTCATATTGGTAGCAAGTAAAACAACTTCATCACCTCTAAATACATTGTATGCTCTTGCTTCTACATTAAATGTAGCTGATGTGTTTCCTATTTTAACTAATTGAGCATAAATTTTAACAAGTTGTTTTTCTTTGGCAGGTTTTTTAAACACACACTTATCCATAGCAATAGTAATCATGTTTTGACTTCTACATCTTTCCATAGCATAGGCAGCAACAGCAGCATCTAACCAGCTAAGTAATTTACCACCAAATAGATTACCATGAAAACCTAAATCTGATTTTTTAACGGGGTGGGTTGATAATAAATTCATTAAACAGCTCTCTTAGTATCATAACTAATAATGTGGTCACGACCTGTCCAATTATAACCCATTTCAAATGCTTTTTCTAATGAAATAGGATATTGTTTAATTAATTCCTCTCTGTTATCTCCAGCAGGCATCAACCAAGTTTTATTTTTAGGAATATTCATTTCAACTCTAAATCCCTCAATTTCATCCATTGTGGTTTGAGTACCATCATAAACTGGTTTATAATGAAAATCAGTATGATAGTCTAATGTTTTACGAATTGCCTCTTTATTTAAACGAAGTTTATTATGTTGGTCAATCATTTTTTGATCAACGAGTTTACCCATTGGAGTGGTAGTGTCAAGGCTAGGAACAGAATTACTAAACTTTGGAGATAAAGATACCAACCCAAATGGATAATCGGTTTCAATAAAGTGACTACCTTCTGTTTCAATGGTTATACATATACCACGCTCGTGAGCAAAGTGAGTTAATTCATTACACAAATCAGGTTGCATAGTTGGTGAACCTCCAGTTAACATCATTTCTTTAATTTCAGGATTTTCATCATAAATCTTAATAATGTCGTTAAATGTATAAATACCTTTTTCTGGGTGGATACTTGTGTACCAAGAATCACACCAACCTCCAGCACCAAACCAACATCTATGAGTACAACCTGTTGTTCTAATAGCTACTGTTGGGCGACCTTGTCTTGAACCTTCACTTTGAATACAAGTATAAACTTCAAGTACAGGTAATTTTTTGTTATAGTCGAGAATACGACCTGGTTTTTTAGTTTCTGTTGTCATTAGAATTCATATTTTGAGTTTGAACGATATTCATTTAGATATTTTTCCATATCATCTTTAGACATAGGTTTAATATCTTCTTGGTAAATGCTAGAATTTTTATCTGCTTCCCAACATTCTACTTTGGTTACTTTAACTCTACCACCACCTTGTTTAGATAATACATCATTAAATTTATCATATACTAATTTAGCAGCAGATTCAGCTCCAATTTTATCCATAATACGTAAATGACATACTGTTGGATTCATTGAAACAAATAAATCTAAATATGGATCATCTTTTTCAATTAATAAAGTATGATCCCACATATAATCCATCCAATCTTTTAATCCATTACCTGGAGTTGGTTTGGCATCTACTGATTTAAATCCACCATAGTCTTGAATCCAATTCATTTCATCTAATTGGTTTTCTTCTAATGGTTCTACTGATTCAAACCATACTTTAAATTTTAAAGCATAACCATGAAGTAGTTGACAATGTGAATGTTGTGCTTTCCATTGTCTAATAGCAACTGAATAGTTGTCAAATAATTTTGTTGATTGATATTTACCCATTGTTAATAAATTGCATTACTTGTTCATATGATTTCGCACCTACAAATCTACGAACTTCTTGTCCGTTTTCCACGAGTATTACAGTAGGAACACTCATAACATTTGCACCACGAGCTCTATCCATTTCATAATCAATGTTAATTTTTTGAACACCAATTTGTTGTCCTACTTTATCCATAACTGGACCTAATGCTTGGCAAGGACCACACCAAGGGGCTGTAAAATAAAATAATTGTTTCATACTAATTCTTCGATAATTCCTATAAGTTCACTAAATATAAGTACTGTAGTTGCAGCTACCAAGCTAAATGGAATAAGTCCATAACCGGCAATTCGTACTCCTGATTTGATAAAACTAATAGTTTGATGTTTTTTAGGATCTGGTTGTTTCATTTTAATAATTCTTCTTCGTTAATTAATTCGGCTCCATAAGTAAATTCTAAAAGCCGTGTTGTATTTTCTTTATGTAATGGTTTTGCTTCAAACCAATTACCGGACCATTGAGCAGAACCTCCTTTTAATCCGGTAAATACCTCCCCTGCTCTATTAATTACTACATACATAGGAACAGAGGGAGGTGATTTTCTATACTGTTTTCGTGTGTTCATCTAGAACGGAAGATACGTACTCTTTTACAAATTCCCAAGTTACTGGTCCGAATTCGTCAGCATAACTTACAGGATCTTTACGACCTAGTTTTATAAATGCTTCTACTCGTTCAACAGATGATGCTGATTTGTAATCACTAAACCAATCTTCTTCTTCAACAATACCACCATCTTCAGTATCATAATATACTGTTAATTTAATTGGTTTATAGGATGTATTAGTACGTCTATAAACTTCATCAAAATTAAGTCCAAGGGTATGACAACAAATCTCACCATCAACTAAAATACCATACTTATCATCTTCAAGATATGGAGTATAATAAGTTACTTTTTCAGCACCCCAGTTACCTGCTTTAAATGCTTCATAATCAATATCTCTAAATTCTTGTCTACAATCAGGATAAATTGCATGGTCACCAGCATGAATACCCATTGCAATAACACATTCTGTATTTTTAGATTCTGCAATTGATAAGGCAACGGCTTGAATAATTGAACTAAAGATTTTGTTACGATTAGGAACAACAGTCGCTTTCATATTTTCTTCAGCATAGTGTCCTTCAGGAACTTCTGCTCCACCTGTTACAAGTGCTGAATTTAGTAGTTGACTCAATCCATCAAGTTTAATTACTTGATAATTAACTTTAGGAAAGTGATGTAAAATAACTTCTGATGTTTCAGATTTGTATTTAACTTCATCTGCTTTACTATTTAAATAATCAACTAAAGACTGTGCACGTTCAAGTTCAACTGAATGTTTTTGTCCATAATCAAAGGATAATGCTGTAACTTCATAGCCATTGGCGAGTAGATGAAGCAGCAAGGTAGAGCTATCCATTCCTCCACTTAGTGATAATACTGCTTGTTTATTCATTTTGACATTCTTTTTAATACTTCTAATCTATTTTGAGTAATTTTCCATTTATTTTCACGAATAGCTTGTAATGCTTTTTCGATTTCTTTATCCCATACAGGATTTATTTCAGGTTGTTTTTTCATAATTAAAATGGTAAATTATCTATTTGTTCAACTTTAAAATACTTATCTAACCAATCTTTAGGATAAAGCATTACTTTACCTGTATATCTTGGGTTTGAAATTTCTCGAATTGTACGAGATATTTTTTCTTCAGCCGCTGCTTTATAAACATTAGCTCCTAATTCTTTACCTGCTGGTTTGCCAAGGTAATCAAAAAGTGATATCATTTCCATATATTTTATTTTAATAACTTTCTAAACATTCTTAAATTCCAATCCAACAAATTATAATCTAATTCTGTGGTATAGAAATTATCATTCATATTTGATTTTGGTTTATCAAGTAAACCATTTCGACCATATTGAATACCATCTAAAGTTGCCATAATAGGATTTGATGTATCAATAGTTTCAATAAATCCAGCATCTTTATACCAACTAAATTCTTGTGGTACCTGACAACCTAATAAATGTACTCTATCATTTGGTTGAATTAAACCCATACTATACATTCTACCTATTACTTCAATTCTACCTAATGCTTTTGCTAAATTTTTATTAGGATGATTAGAATGATCTAAATAATATTCAGCACCATAAGAGAATGCAATTTTCTTATAACCTAAATCTCTATACGTTTGATAACAAAGCATAGCATCTAAGAAATTCTGTGCTTGAACTACTGCTACCTTAGTAACTTCTTTAGGTAATTCAATTTGGGCCCAAAATCTAGCATTAACAATAGATTGAGTTGTATCTTGCCAAACATCAGGTACAATAAATTCATTTGGTTTTAACTCGTTAATCCAGTGTATTAAACGAGATTTATCATATGCTACTCCTAATTCATGTAATGAATTATCCATTATCATATACACACCTTGTTTTTTAACTTTATAAAAAAAGTCTTTGTAATCTTCGTCTTGATCTAACAAATGAGGTAAACAATACTGATAGTCATTAAAATCTAGACTATCTTCTAATAAACAAATAGGAACTTCATGACTAATTTTCATAACTGTAATATAATAATAATTTTTTATTTTACCAAATTAAAATTTAGGGGGAGGTTGGATTTTAGGTAGATTTCTTGAGTTTTTATATGCCTCTAGAAATTCAGGTATAGTACCTTCAAACGATTCAAACATCTCTTTGATTTGATCTTCATTACCACCAAAACTATTTTTAACATCTTTGACAAATGTGGTCCAACGATTCAACTCATCACGTTCAGCATCATTCAACAAACGCTTTCTACGCTCCCAATACAATTTTGTAATTTGTCTTTCAGCCCAACCAAAATTTTCCATAGCACCTGTATAAGTAGATTTGAATTTTTTAATTTCTTGTTCTTCAAACCAAAATTCCCATTCACGCTGTTTCCAATAAGGTGAAACATCATAATCACCATTTTTTGCCTTATCCCAAATAGAAGCCATTTTAGACAACGATTTGTGCTCTTGATAACGCCTCCACCAAAAAAACTTATTATACGTTTTATTTGGTTTTGGAGGAGTTGGATCGTAAGTGGCTTTCCACTCTAAAAAATCTTGAATTACACTCATATACCCATTTCCTTTTTTAAATCATATTCTTCTTTTTCAACCTCAGAATACACATTAAGGTTTAAATAAGTGTTATTCCAAGCATTATGAAACAAATTTTTAGCTTCTTCAGCATCCCATGCTTTACAAAACTCATACTCCTCTTGAGTAAGGATTTCTTTATTAAACATCAATTCTTGGTACTTTCTGTACTCTTGCTCTACTTCGTAAATTTTTTGATTCATCATAACCTTTATTTCTTATTACTCGGTGAATATACAAAAGGGATTTGACAAAGCCAAATCCCCTCGCAAAGTTTTTAAAAGTTTTTTAGAAGTAAGTTATAGTATTATCGTCATCTTTTTTATTCTTTAAAGACCCTAATTCCATACTTAATTTTTTTATTTCTTCTATTTGTTTATTAATGTTACTTAATTCTTCTGGGTTGAAATTGTAATATTGTTTTACATTATCTACAACGCCTTCAACTTGTTTATTTAGTTGATTTAATTTTGATGCTGTTTCTGGGTCTAGATTAGCTGCTTTTGCTTCTTCTTCATCTATATAACCATCATTATTAGTATCTGCTTCTTCAAATACTTGTTGTAATTCTTCTTCCTCTATTACACCATCTCCGTCTAAATCTAGATTTTTAGATTCTTGTTCTTGTTCTTCATAATATAGTTTACCTGTTTTAGGATCTACAAATACAGGAATAGGTTTTTCTTTTTCTTGTTCCTGTTGTTCCCAATTTTGATAATCTACTAAACTAGCTTCTTCCCATTCTTTTATTTCATCTTCTAAATCATCGTATGCCTCTACTACTTTTCTCATATCCTCTACTTTTTCTTCTATTGGTGTTTCTCTACGTTTAGTAAGTTGGGCAAAAGCAAAGTTAGCGGCTATAACAAGAGCAATAGCTAATGGATCAAACACAAATATAATAACTAATATGTACCAGTTAATAATTCGGTCCATAGCAACTCCAGTAAGAGTACTTAAATATTTTAATGGACCTAATTCACTTTCAGCTGTAGCTGTATTTTTAATTTCTAATATTTTGGTTTCTAAAGAAAAAATAGAATCATTTACTACATCTAATTTAGCAGATAGTTTTTCATCTGATTTAGAGGCATTTTCTATCTGTTTAATAGTAGCATTATTTGATCTTACTACTAAATTACCTTTTTTATCAGTATATTGAGTAGTTGAACCCTTAGATAATGTACCTTTTAGTTCTGATAGTGATTGTTTTTCTTTAAGAATACCATCTCTATTACTTTCATAAAGTTTCTTTTTAGTTTCTAAAGATGCTATTTTAGAATCAACAATACTTGTTTGGTCCGCAGTTTTCTGATATGCTGAAGATAAGTAACCATAAATACCAGCAGAGGTAATTAATATTAATACTGCTGCTGCTATAGTTAAATAAGTTCTTAATATTTTATTTAGTTTATTCCAGTACTGATAAAGTAAAGAAGCAATTACTAATTTAGATATTTCTAGAGAAGCTGCCATAATGATTACAGCGGTACTAGCCCCAGCAAATAACATGCTAAGGCCAGTAACACTATAAACTGCAGCAGATGCACTTACAGATAGTGCGGAAAGTGCGATTATTAAAGGAAATATCCTTTCTTTTATACTGTTCCACATATCTTATAAATATTAAACTACCTCACAGGCTCCACCTGCACAAGCGGCTTGATCCATTAACGCTGTATTATCACTCATTTCAACAACTCGTGACAAATCTACCTCGTGTAATGATTTTACTGCTTCGTTAAATTGTTCTTCAGTAATGGTTTCAAAAGGTGCTTGTTTGTAAGTACCTAAATCCTCAGGTAAGAATGACAATGCGGTAAAATATTCTTTATTTTCATAAAGCCATTCTCCAACTGCAGGCCATTCATCTTGTTTAATAGTAACAGTAGCTGATACGTTATGCATGTTAGCACCTTTTCTATGTCCTGGTTTAATCCAATTTTTGTTAATTGTTTTAATACGCTCTAACATATCCATAGCTGATTCTTTACGTGTAATAGCACCTTCTGGAGCACGTTGAGGAACAGAAACAATTGATTGAAGATTTGGTTTAAAGAAATCATCTTCCAACATTTCAGGATGGTAAATACTTAAGTAAGTATACAAAGCTTCATTTTTACCTAAACGGATTCTACGTAAATAGAAATCATCATGCCAAGCGTGAATACCTGAACTAGTACCTAATACTAAAGATGTAGTACCTGATGGTTTAACTGTAGTAACACGAGCTGCTTTATTAATACCTAATACTTTAGCTAAACGTTCGTTTTCCTCACAAGCTACTTTAGCTGCTTCTTTCATATTTAACTTAAACACAGCACCTGAAGCAATACCTGTCATTCCAATACCTAGCAATGCTTCTTTTTCAGTTGTTTTTCTCCAAACATCTCTTAAGTAATGGAAATCAGTATATGAAGCTTGTAATGTACCAATAAATGCTGCTGCTTTAGCTCTTGCATTATATTCTTCTTGAGTTTCAATATCGCTAGCGTTAATTTCACACAAGTTACAGAATTGATTAGCTTTTAAGTTAATTTCAGCACAAGGGTTTGTTCCAGCATCTTTATCATTTGTAAAGATAAATCCAGGTTCACCACTATTAGATGCCTCAATTTTACCCCACAAATTCATAAATGTTTCTTTATCAATCATATTACGAAGTAATACTGCTGAGTTATTAGCACGACCACGTTGTGGATTATTTTCCCACCAGTTACCAAACTTACAAGTCAACATATCTTCATCATGTAAATTGAATAAAGCAATTAACGCTGCTCTACGAATACCACCTGATAATACAGCATCAGCTAAGTGACAAATAATATCGTGACATTCCAATGTTGTTAATTTTTCACCATCATTTTTACGGTCTAAAATAGCTTGCATATGAATCAAAGCAATTTTCAATGGTTCAGGACCTGGTGCTTTACCACCAACTGTAATCAACGAAGCACCTTTAGCTCTAATGTCTCTAAAGTCAAATAGAGGAGCAGTTGATGTTTGTCCAAAATATGCTTTAGTCAACATACGAACAGCATCAGCCCATCCTTCAATAGAATCACCTACTAAATAACGCTTTGATTTCAAAGGTTTTCTAATTTCAGGTAGTTTTTCTACGTGGTGGGTTTGTACTGAGTACCCTACTCCACAGCCTGAAAGTAATAAAAACATAATTTCAGAGAATGCTCTAAAATCATCAATTGGTAAGTAAGAACAGTTAAAAATACGAGCATTGTTTATTTCAATTGGTTTACCAGCAAATTGCATTGAACGCATTGAAGGTAATACCTTTTTGTCATAAACATACTTGTAAGCGGCTTCAATTTCTTCAGCCAATTGTGGAAATTTCTTTAAATGCATTTCCTTGTTTCGAGTTACTAGCTCGTCCCATGTTTCTCTTCTGTTTTTTTCAGGTACGAATTTCGCATACTTGAGATGGGTAGTAATTTCAGACAAAATTTGTGATTCTGTGGTTAACATTTGTTTTTTAATAAATTAATTAGTTAGTTCGAAAAATTTTTGTTTAATAAGGGCTTTATCTACAGAATCGATGCCTCCAAAAGTTGATGATTGAGGTGTTGTAGGTGTATCGTCATCGTCTTCCATTTGGGATGATACCTCAAAGTGTCCTGTTGAAGTATCTACTTTGACAGAATAGGTCATACCGTCCATTCCGTATCGATTTTTCATAATGTGAAATCTTCCTGTCCCATTTACTTTATCTTGACGTTTCCTTGATAAGGATATAGCAACATCGGTAACCATCATTTTATCATAGCTACCTGCGGCTTTATCACCTTCAATAATATCATCTTTTGCACCAGCTCGGTTTACTTGAGACACACTCCAAATAGGTAGTTTTAATTCTCTAGCAAGTCCTTTAGTACTAATATAAATATCATCTATTTCGTCCTTACGCTCACCATTCTTTCTTTTAGAACGAAGAAGGTCAACATAATCGATAATAACTAGATCTGGTTTAAAATCTAAGTCAATACATTTTTTAACATGCGATTCAATTGTAGAAATTGTTGCTTTTCCTGTAGGGAATTCTTTAATAATAAGTTGACCTTGTAACTGAGTAATAACTTCTTCAACCTTATCTTTATGTTTAATAATATTACCTACAGGAATATTGGTGAAGAAGGCATCATAACGTCTACCAACATAATCTGCTCCTAATTCAAGTGTATAGTGTAAAACATTATAACCTAATTTAACAGCATAACCACCTAAAGCAACTAATGACCAAGATTTACCACCACCTGGGCTACCAAAAATCAATCCGAAGTCACCATCACCTAATCCACCTTGTAACAATTCATTAAATGGTTCAAATGGTGTAGGAACTACTACTCTATGATCTTGTCTGTAACGAGATTCGGTATCTTTATTGTACTCGTGTCCAATATTTTTGTCTTGACCCGCTTTAAGTGCGTTATCAACAATTGTTCTAATTGAATCATAGTCTCCTGCGTTTAGGAAATCTACGCTTGTTAACAACGCTTTTTTAAGCTGTTGATTCTTACAAAAATTACTAAACTCTTCTTCTACATACTTAAGATCCTCGTCTGATGCTTTATAAGCTTCACGGAGTTGTTCTTTGATAGATACTTGTAATACTTCATTGTCGATCTTTTTAAGTTCTACTTTGAGAACATCCATAGTAGGACAAGTGTGGTATTTTTGGTAATATTTTAGAATTTCTTTGATAATCCACTTGTGAGCTTGATTATCAAAATATTCTTCACTTAACACATCTTGAATATTCAAGAGAAATTCCTTGTGTGTTAGCAAAGAGGATAAAACTTTGATTTGAAAACCGACGCCATAGGCGTTTAGATTGTTTAATGTCATATAACTTATTTTGTAAAACTATTTAATATTTTGTAAACATTGTTGATTGTAAATTCAGGATTTTTGATCATATGACCTAATCCATCTTCATGGTAAAATCGTAAAAAAGCTTCAGTATTCAAAGCTGGAGTTGATTCTTCTACAACATTTTCTAAATATTCTTTTTCTGTATCATCCATTAATGGATTACTTAGATCCATAATACGATAGTTGTTTTCTAATCTCTCCATATCAAATACTACTCTTGAATATACGACATGTTCCTTATGTTTAGCAGCACTTATTTCAATAATATCTTGAAATGTAAGTGGACGTTCTGCTAATTCAGGGAATTTTTTAAGTAACCCTTTTTCACCTAATCCTTTAACACCTGCTACTTTATCTGATTGGTCACCCAATAATGTTTTATACAGAATAAAATTCTCAGTTAATACACCAAAATTTTCTTTAACTAATTTTTTGGTATAAAATTCTTTTTCTCCAGGACGATAAAGTATAACATTTTCGTTTACTAATTGAACAAAGTCTTTATCGTTAGATACTATGAATACTTGAGAATTATGTTTTTTAGGTAAAATATCACTTAAGTAAGCAATAATATCATCGGCCTCTACTTTATCTAAACTTAATGTTTTAACGGGTAGGCATTTTAAATAATGAATTAATCTTACTATTTGGTCAACTTTAGAATCATGTTCATCTTCTAATGAATCAAAAGTATCCCAGTTTGTGATACGAACTAAATTACGACCTGATTTGTATTCAGGTAATAGATTTTTTCTGTTTACTGATGAACCCGTTCCATCAAATACTACATAAACAGATGTTGGTTGGATTTGATTAATTAAAGCATTAAGAGAACGAATAAAACCCCCTAAACCGCCAATGTGAACTCCTTGCTCATTTACAAGGTTCATCATTGCGAAGTTCCTAAAAAACAAATTTAGTCCATCAATCAATAGTACTCGCTCGTGTGGACTGGTAGAACTTTCTTCTTGCTTATCCATTTGGTTTAGGAGGTTTAATAGTTCGTTCTTGTTCATATGTGCTGGAATGTAATAAATTTCTTTGACGTCTCCTAATTAATCAGGCTCTTGCTCAAAAATATTCATTGAACTTTCTAACACATCTTCTTCCTCGTAAATATCGAAATCCATACCACCCAAAATCTTACTCCATTCTGAAGCATGATCATCTTTGTATGCTTTAATTTCTTTATCAGTATCATTAATAAAACCGTGTGGGGTCATAATAATTTTACCTCGAGTTGTAACACCATTAATGTGGTTTTTATCAATTTGAATATTTGTACGTTTAGCAAATTCAACTTGTTTACCATCTTTAATAGCTTTGATTTTACTGGTACCAGCATTTGAAACATTACCGAATGTAATTACAAACGTAGCGTCAAACCACATAGCAAATCCACCTTTATTCATCAACTTAGGTTGTCCCATAGGTACTTCAGCTTTTGCTGTCCAAACCTTGTTAACACATACCAATGTATTAGTGTATGGTGAACTTTCTTTACGTGATAATGTAATTTTTTGGTTTACGTTGTTACCAAACTGTGTACTCATAGCACCAGCATTCCATTCATTGTTATTTTTGTTTGATTTAACAGACAATTCACAAGGAACTGAACCGATTGAATCCCACAAGAACAATAAATCATAAGGTAGATTACCTTTTTTCTGTTCATCAAGCAAATCTAAAATAAATGCGGCTACATCTTCAATTGTGTGTAAAGTTTCCCTATCTACGTAAAGGAAAAATCCACTATAATTTCCAACCTCACCAGTTTCTTCATCTACTTCAGTGTTTACTTGCATTCCCATTTGAACTGCGTGTTCCCAATTCCATTTCATCTCAGTAATAATAAACACGGGTAGTACACCTGCTTTTTGAGCAGCAACTGCTGCCTCAATCAACGCTGTTGTTTTTCCTGTGTCACTATGTCCACGAAGTAGAACAATGTGCCCAGTAGGAATACCAGGCACACTTGTTACTTCTTGAAATGCAGGACTAAGGGGAATCCACTTCTGTTCTTTAAACTTAACGTTACCATTAAGTAATTTCTTCTCCTTAAATTTATCTAAATTGAAATTAGATTTAATTTCTGCGGAGACTGCAGCCGTTAGCGATTCGCTTTTCTTAGTTTTTGCCATAAATTTAATTTAATTAGAAAGGTAGATCGTTGTCTTCATCTTCGTCAAACAAGGCATCAAATTTTTCTGCTTTGCTTGCTTTTGTAGTTTGAGGTGTTTTCAAAGCATAATTTTTAACAGGAGCTGCTTCTAATTCTGCTTCTACTTCATTCTCATCATCGATGATTGAACCTTCTTCTGGTTCTTCAGGTGACAACCAATTTTGCAATACTTCTTTCAAATCATCATAAGTTCTCTTACGTTGAAGTTCCAAAATGTCTGGTTGATCTGTAAGGAATTTACCGATTTGAGAAGCATCTGCACTCAAAGCTGTAGTTTTAGGTTTAATTCTGATTGATGATTTAAGACCTTGGCGACCACCAATATCACCTTTAACTACATCAACAGTAAAGTCACGACCTTCGTTGATGTCAGTGTAATCACCATAATCTTCATCCTCAGCAATACCTAAAAGTTGCATGTAAATTTCTTTACCAAATTCCCAAAGGCGTACACCTTTTTCTTCTTCACCACGTACAATAACGGGAGCATAAACCCTCATTTTAGGTTCAATTTTCTTAGCTAGCTGCCAGTTTTCTTTGTCGTTGGTTTTACGGAGTTGAGAAACAAATTCTACAACAGGATCTTTTTCACCCCAGTTAGTTAGGGAAAAGATAGGGAATTTAGAAATTACATAATGTACAAAAACCTCTTTGAAAGGATTTTGAGGGTCCAATTTTGAAGGTACAATACGAATTTGGTACTTTCCTTCTTCTTTTGGTTTCCAGTAAACTTTTGAGTAATCGATTTTTTCTTTCTTGCCTGTGTTGTTCGTCGACTGTAAAGCGTTTAGTCGTTGTTTGATAGCATTAATATCCATGATTTTATTTATTAGTTTAATGTCGGAAATATAAGAACGAGGTATTGTATAACCAAGTTAAAGTTCAACAATTTTAAAAACTTTTGTATTCAGTTGTTTCAACTCATTATGGTTGGTTAACAAAATACAGTTTTTATAGTGTTGCCAATTTACACGGTAAGATGGATCAACCACACCACCGTTTAATTTTTTTATTAGATCATTTAACGCATTAATAGTATAAAGCGTATTAGTTTCTTTCTTTCTATGTACTAAGATTGTATTTTGAGGAATACCCTCAACATTACCTTGCTCTACGTTGTATGTAACAACATACTCGTCTGTACTTTTAACATAAAGTATAAACATCTTATTATACATAATTGAATAAGACTTAGTCAATTCACTAATCAGTGCATCTAAATCCTCTAGTCCTGTAAATGTACAAAATAACTTATTGTTCACGTCTTTTATGTTTGTCGAATCGAAATCGTATCCGTCATACATATAGTCATTTTTCTGTAAAATCATATGTTTTTCCATAACTTGTTTTTGTTTGTAACCTGTATTTATCAAATATTTGTCTTATCTCATTTTCTATATCATTTTCACCCTCACCTAGCTCAAACAAAAACGAATCGTACGTATATAATACAATTTTTGTTTTGCGTCCTCGCAGTAGCTTATGTATATCTATCAATATATGAACATTCATTGCGGACTCCACATTCTGCAACATATAGTTAAACAGTTTTTGCGGATTCATATTCTCCAGCTCGCTCTTTTTAAAGCAATAACCCGAAATCGGCACGATAACTTGACCCGAGTTATTGAACTCTTTCCAGTTATTGTCTACAAATTGTTTTACTTGTTGAAAAAATTCAAGGTGCTCATACTCTTTAAAAACGCCTCCGTATAGCTGCTTAAACGTGATTTCTTTTGCTTCTTTATAACTCGTTTGGTAGAGATCCGCGAACGCTTGATGGACATCTGGAACGCCAAAATCATAGGCAAGTAAACGACCGACAATAGTAGGATGGTATGCACTAATATCGAACTCAACGTACCCATGACTCGATATGTAACTCCTCCTTGAGCCATTGTCTTTGTTTATTGCTGCGAAATTAACGCCATTAAAAGAATTACTTGGTCTACGTGTTGTTGTAGCCAAATTGTAGCTTGTGTAAATTCGATCGCCTTGGATTGAATAAAATTCATTGTTGAGCTCATAGTGTTTATCAAATTCATATTTGTCTATTTTTAATCCGTTTTTTTCTATTCCAAAGAATGCAAGTACTGCCTTATTGTTGTAAAAATCAAAATATGGTGGTAATTCCTTTGGTATTACACTACGAACTTGTTGATAAATATGTTCGCATTTTTCGTAGTGTTTGCTTATTGGTACAAGTTTATTAACCTTTGGATAATTCGTATGGTGAGAATAAAAGTAATTATGTGCTTGTGTTTCGGTTTGTATATACGTAGGATTAAGAATGGATAGGTCGCACAAGCTTTTGATAGGAAAATAGTACAATGCGGATTTCTTATCGCGTACCCACACTTTATCTATTTTTTGTAGTAACGCGTCTATAACCGTTTTATTAAGCGAGGAAGTCTCACTATGGTCAACGCATAACATATAACCTTTTGTGTCGTTAAACGGTCTTATATACACTAAAGACACGTCATTTAAAGCAGGGTGTATGTTATCGTGATACGGAATTATCTCTACGAATGCCTCTTGTATCGTCTTGTGGACTAGATAGTCCATCGATTCTTCTGTTTCTATAATCCAAAACATAACCTTGATTTGTATCGTTAATATATGAACCCGAATTTAAAGTTCCAAGTTTAGGATAAAAATTAAGATAACCTCCACTTAATTCTATGTATCTGCTAAAACCAAATGCTTTATATTTTGCCTCTACTTGTTCAACAACGATTTTATTTGTTCTAGCAACTTTTTCTTTTTCGCCTATTAATTCCCAAGGAATAGTTAAGGCATAATAAAGTTCCCAATAGTAATCACTACTGTTTTGAACTAAATTATCATAAGTATCTTTATTAATTTCTATAAAAACATAGTCATTAATTTGTTTAGCAAAGTATCTTTGAAATTCTCCTAACTCATAATCTTGTTGAGTAGGTTGTGGATAATAAGGAGTTGGTAATTTTCTATCAACAGGGCTTTTACCTAAAACTCGTAAATAATCATCTGCTAGTAAATCATTTTGAGTAGTAATAGTAACATATAAAGGATTACTTGCTATTTCAATAGGACTTATTTCGGCTTTAATTATTTCTCTTGGAACACCATCGTTTTGATTTTTTCCAGTAAAAAATGTTCCGTTATACAAACTATAATAATATCCAACATAGGATTCACCTGTACCTTTAATTACATATTCATCACCATTAGTGTAAAGGTCAGTTATAATTCTATTTTTTGGGTAATAGGCCATTATTTAGTTGTTTTGGTTTGTTGAGCTGTATTTCCTAGGAATGATAAGTCTAAGAATTCTTTTACTTCATTAGGGGTAGTAGCTGTTGCACGTTGTCCTTTAGCTGATACTGTTAAACTATCTATTTTAGTTGTCCATTGATTACTAGTTATAGAATGTGTAATACCTTTAATAAGAAAATCAATTTTGCCTTGTTTTTTTAGGCTATTTTTTTCTATAGAGGGTCTATAACTATAAGGTAAAATAGATTCTTCAACAGCAAAACGTTGATAGTTTACCATTCCAGATAATCCATCCATTTCTAATGACATATTGAACGGAATAAAGAATGGAGCTGGTACTAATTCTTTTTCAGCATAACCTCCCATAACATATAAAGAAACATCTCTATTAATTGATCTTAAAGTATCAACGTTATCTTTTTGGTACATAAAATCAATGTATAATTCTCTAAGAAAAGCATACATTTTTAACATATTCTGATTGAATAATACTTCTGGTGAGTCTGGTTTATTAGCTACTTTTCCACCTAAGCTTTCTGCGTCTAATTTATATGTTATAATTCTATCTTTTAGTCCTGTGTTTAATTTAGATAAAGCAGTAGCATTTTCACCTACAATATTTCCTTTTGCTTGGGCAGAAATAGTTGCCATTGCTGCCATATTAGGAGGTAATTGTACTTGGAAATCAACATTTCTTAAGAAACTACCTTTACCTGTACCTACTCCAGGTTCTACTCCAAAAGCTTTAAATATTGCTATATCAGGAGTATCATCTTTAGATCTTTTTAAAATATTATCATCTATAATTTTTACCTCATTTTCTTCAGCATCATATATTGCCTGTAATTTATTAACATTACCTAAAGTATCATTAATATTATTACAAAGTTCATTTAAATATTTTAATAAATTTACTTTACCATTTACGTCAACATTACTTGCTAATAATTTAGCACAGAAATCAATATTAACCATAATATTCATTAATTTCCCTTGAAAAGGATTATTTTCAAATAAGTAATTACTTAAATTAGGTAAATTAGGAGTATTCTTTGTAAAAAATTCCCAACCATTTCCTTTTTTATCTTTTCCAGACATTGGAATTAAACAAACAAAAGGATCACACGATACTTGAAGAGGCCAAGACAAACAACGATTTAATTCAGGATCAGTATCAATAGTAAACATGGCCACAGCATTAGGAGGTAATGGAGTTATTTTACCCGCTAATGTTTTTGAAAATTTATCATTAACAGTTGGTTGTTTAGTATTAACTGTTGGATTTTCGTTATTTTTAAGATTCTGTTGTTTATAAGCTGCCTCTTTTTGAATAGGATTTAAAGCATTATATTCTTTAGAACCAACTGTTGGTACATTTGATGTTTGATTTTGAACAATTGGAGTTAAATCATAATATAATAGATTTTTTGTAATCCAATCTAATAAGTAACCAAATCTTACATAATATTGATCAAACTGATGTTCTGAAACGCCTGTTTCTCCTGAGTTTGATGATTTTGCTTTATAAGATAAAACACAAAAATTATCAGGATCTATTTTTTTATTTGCTTTTAATCCATCAATCCACCCCCATAAAACAGCATTTAATTTAGTTTTACCAGCACTTTCTTTAGCTGATTGTGGTGCCAATTCTTCTTTTTCTTTAGCTGCTTCTACGGCACGTTGAAGTTCTCTAAACTTTTTTTCAGCTGCTTCTTTTTCTTGATCTAATTTATTTCTATTAGCTTCTAATTCAGCATCCTTTTTTTCTTGTTGAGCTTGTTGTTCTATAAGTTTAACATATTGTCTAGCAATCAATATCATTTGATTATATGTTGTTATAGCTACTGGAGATAAACCAGTTATTACTACTTCAACACCATTAGCATTAGTAATAGTTGTTCTATATGGTAAACCAGATTGAGAATCAAGTTGTATTCCATCAACAGTTTGGGCTCTTTCAAAAAAGTCATTAGGATCTTTTCCCTCAATAATTTGATTTTGATAAACTTGAAAAGTTTTTTCTAATTTTGCAAGTTCTGTTTGATCTTGAGGAATAGCGAGAAAAAACTCTAAACGTGTTGTGTTAATATCGTCACCTAAATCATCATATTGTCTTTGTAATGCCTCTTGTTTTGCGGCTATTGATTCTGATTCTTTAGCTGAGTTATCTGTTTTAGAATTTAATTCTTTGTCTTTGGCTTCAAAAGC